GTAAAATTAACATATAAACTTATTATTTCTTGATCTTAGAAATAATACGATTGATCATATCTGCCGTAGTGCTAGTCGCTAATCTACGACGAGTAGAATTTTCGCTGAATGATTCAATAGATGGAACCACACGTTCAGCTTGTAAACCATTACGTGCTAAAATATTATTAACCGCAACGTTCACCATAGAAGCTTCACCTTCGGTCATACCACCGCGTTGATAAGATACCATAATCTCATCACGTAATGCTTCTAAAGCTTTTACTGATTCATCAGATTCTTCTTCTTTAGTTTCTTCTGATTCATCATCTTGTTTTTCACCTTCTTCATCTGAAGAGGCTTCTTTTTCTTCTTCTGAATCTTCTGCTGACTTTTTTTCTTCTTCATCAGCTTTATCTTCAGTTTTTTCTTCTGTTTCTTCGGTAGTAGTTTCAGTTTCTTCTTCAGTAACTGTTTCTTCTTCTACCAAACCAGCAGCTTCACGGTATGCTTGTAAACGAGAACCACCAGCAGCAGGTGCTTCAGAATCATCTAACTGAATCGCTTCTTCAGTTGTTTCTTCAGGTTCAACCGGAACAACTGTTTCTTGTTCTTCTTCAGATTCTTCCTCAGACTCTTCTTTAGACTCTTCGTCGGTAGATTCTTCAACCTGTTCTTCAACCTGCTCTTCAGTTTGATCTTCTACATTTTCAGTAGTTTCTTCTGATTGCTCTTCCACTTGTTCTTCTTGTTCGGTATCGACTTCTTTTTCAAGATCTTCGCTTTCCAAACCTAAAGCACCGCGGTATTTATTTAAAAAACTCACAATAGTAATCTCCTGTAAGTATTAATTTATTTTTGCATTGCTTGAACATATTTAATCATCAGCCCTAACTAGAAGGCTGAGGAATCCACTGTACCAAACATTAATTTAAGTGACCATATAATATCATGGAAGCCAAAAGGTTGTGATAACCATTTGAACAATAAATCTTTTTCTTCATCTAAGATTTTAACAGATTCAATTTTACGTGAAGTATTTTCATTCATTTCTTTCGCTAGTTTTAAAACGTTATACCAAGCGATAATATCCACTTGACGTCTACCAGTTTCAATGAAACGAACAGTATCTATTAAAAATCTTACACCGTTAGAATTTAATCTACCAGATTCAATATTCAAATTAATGAAATTAGTGAGGCCTTTAGTTTCTTCTAAAAGTTTAGAAATATAAGTAATGGTTTCTAGTCTTAATTTCTTAAGTTCTTGACCAGAAGGTTTACTCATATATCGATGAAATAAATCATCGATATATTGATCACCTTGATAGTCTTCTAAACCATCTACTTTATCTCTTACAAAACCAAAAGGCGAAATAGTAAGAGGTCTATACATAATTAAGCCACTCCAGCTTTTTTCTCGTATGCAGTGATTTTGTATTCCAATTCATTGATACGATTTGTTTGGTACTCGATTTGTTTTAATAGAGCAGGTGAAACATCTTCGCCAGATTCTTCTAATTTAATGCGTAATGCTTGTAACTGAAGTTGTAAAGTTTGTAAGCGAGATTTATTCGCTTCGTATTCTTCATTTTCTACAGCAAGGTTACGTTCTCTTACTAAAAGAATGATGTCGCCGATAACTGGCATGAAACCAAGTTTAAATGCATCAGCACTTTGACCAAGTACAGCGGCATTTTGTTCACCAACATCACTGATAACAATATCAGAGATTGATTCTAACGTTTTTTGGAAGTCAACATCTTTTTGAGCAAAGATAGAACTTAAACGATAGAAATGAGCTTGATTTTCATCTAACCAAGTTAATTGTGCTTTCACGAGTGGTTTAACCGGTGAAGCCACCATATTTTGTTCACACTCTTCCCAAATTACTTGATGTAATAATTTAAGCGCGTAGTCTTCCCAGAATTTAGCGAGGTCAAGTAAACGAATCACATTGACTTGTTTAAAAGTTAAACTTTCTGACACCACTTTAGATTGAAAGTCACGTTTAATATAAACACGAATGATATCAATCTTTTTGTGAAGTCTTTCAGCAATCCCTTCTAATTGGAATCCCCAAGCATTCCAGTATTTACGGTCTAATTGAGCTTGACCGTTAGCTGCAAAATATTTTTCGAAATCTTTAGCACGTTTTACAGTTGATGTACGTACACCTAATTCTTTCATAGTTTCGTTGTACGTGTAGATGCCTGGTAGTAAGATGGTTGTTAATACATCTTGCTCTTTATCACACATGTCAAGAAAACGTCTTTGTTCTAAAGTAGGAAAAAGTTTCTTAATCCAATCAAACATTATTTATTTCTCCTATTAGAAACGAGGGTTATTGCCAAGAGCATAAGCTTTCATGATCTCGGTAATATCCGGACCATTACCTTTACCGAATCCTTCAAAATCTTTGAAAGAATAATCCACACCACCGTTGATACCGCGAGTATAAGTAACAACACGTTCCCATTCGGTATCTATGATTAAAATCATCATCGCAGAGTTTTCACCGAATACTTTAGCACGGAAAGCTGCATTAGTTAAAGATTGACCAGTTGTTAATTCGACTTCACGAGCAGTTTGAGCACTAATCACGATAAATGATGAAGCAGAACCTAAAGATACATGACCACTAGTTAACGCTGCTAATTTATTATTTTTACGACGATTAATTAATTCACGGTATAAACCTTGTTTATCTAAAGCAAGTAATTTACGTTTATGATTAATTACATCTGATTGGAAAATCCAGTCAGAGATAAAACTAATTTCACCACTACGCATTTTGTGCCAACGTTCAGACCAAGATTCTTTCACATCACCTAGAGCAACTAATTCACGCATAATCGGTTTAGGGACAAACATAGGGCGTACACGTACTGCGACGGGTACTTCATAACTTTGATCGTTTTGAGTGAGTTTAACTTGTACTAAACGGCCTACCGCTAGATTGTCTGCTTCTTGAATATTTTTCAAACCAGAAGAAACGTTGTAATGAATTTTTTCTTTTTCAAGATCTTCTTTTGCTTTTTTTGCTTTTTCTTCAGCATCAGCTTCATCTTTGGCTTCGATTAGTTTAGCCACGTCTGCTTCTAAAGATTTTTGCATTTTAACAGGCACTGTTCCGTAATTGTTATAATTTGGTAGAACATATGCGTAGCTTTCTTTACTAAACTTAGCGTATGCGCTAGTTTTATCTTTTTTAGCTGTATTGATATTTTTAAGTAGTTTCGATAGCGAAGCTTCACGGTTTGGATTGAACTTATCTAAGATACTAATAACAGAAACATCGTTGATGGTCGCTGTTAAAGAAATAGCTTGTAAGTAATAAGCTGTATAGATATTTGTTAATCCCATTAGGAACTTAGGTAACTGTGGTAATGTTTTTAAAGTATCTTCTACCATTACACGTGGTTCTAAGTTCGCTGCACGAGTGAATTCGGAAAAAGAAGTTTCCCCGGTTAAAGTTTTCGCTGTGTCATAAGCATCAATCGCTTGGCCAATAGCATTAATACTATCAGTTACACTTAAGACACTTTCCATACCGACTACTTCATACTTTTTTCCTTTTAATTGTAAGGCTTGTACTTTGCCTACGATTTGTGATAAAGTTGTCATTATTTTATTATCTCTTTTTAAATATATTTAAAAATACTACCCATGTGACTAGTCATGGTAATATGTAACATCAAACATTTATAATGGAGGACATAAAGAATGTCTAATGACCCTATTAATCTAAAAGATCCAGATAATGATTACCCTGAAAACGGGTATAGTCAAATTAGAAACCCTAAGGTTTCCGATATTGACCCTTATACATTAAGATTTAATCTACAAGAAAAATTGGGTGGTGCATCAAATGTTCGAAATGAGTTAGATACTGTTTTACGTGAAACCGGATATGGCAGTGTGTCATCTGTAGGTTTCCAAACGTTAACAGGGTTTAACTATCACCGTATAGGTCAACCTTTGGTACACGGTAACCGTGATAACATGGGATTTACCTTCTTTACACGGCCAATCCTTAATCTAACATACGATAACCTCTCAGCCAAACGTGAACTAGCAACGTTAAGAAATGCTGGTCCAAACACTATCGCAAGATTTGTAAGAAATACGTTAGACCCTTGGGGTGCAAGAGGCACACCAGCTTTTACCTCGTCAGGAAGTAATGTATCTTTCATAGGAGGTGGTAATGGAAATGACCCTACTGAAGCAATACATGTTGCTGATGTAAATAGTCGTAAAAGTCCTATGGTTGACGAATATAATCCTTTTATTCCTTTACTGAGTAATACACTCGTCAGTTTATCGGGGTGGAAAGATGTGGCTATCAATGATTACACTTCGAAAGCAGGGATAGGTAATGAACAATGGGTAATGCCAGATGGTTATTACAATATACGTGATACATTTGAATTAAACGCTAACTTCAGAAATATTGAAGGTGACCCTATTACTCTTTTATTCCAAACTTGGATTCAATATTACATGGGTTGTCGTGATTTGGATTTAAACCCATATCCTAATTTTATCTACGAAAGAGAATTTGATTATAATACTAAGATCTATCGTTTCATCATGGATCACAGTAGACGTTATATTCAAAAATATGCCGCTACCATTGCTTATCCTACCAGTGTAAGTTTCGGTCAACAATTTAACGTCGATAGTAGTAAAAACTTCGTAGAAACAAACGCTGAGCTCCCTATCACCTTTAAATGTATAGGTGCAAGCTATAACGACCCTATATTACTTTACGAGTTTAATGAAGTGGTGGGTGAGTATTGTGAAGGACTACAAATACAGTACGATAAATACGATTACAATACTCAAAGTCTTGTAGTAAAAGATATGGAGAACTGGGTTAAACTACAACCTAGTGAAAAATTAAGAGGAACCTATTTTGCTATACCGTTAGTAAATTATATTACTTACGAATTAGAGTGGTGGGTACCTAGAGATAAATACATTTCTTACATCCATAAAGAGATTAAACAAAATATCGTTAAAATATCTAAATCGGAAATAGACGACTATGAAGTAGGACAACCTCCTCTTGTTGGAAATAGTGGTATTTAGTTTTAGTATTTAAGGAAAGAAAATGAATAAAACATTTTACGAATTAACTGACGAAAAAATAAAAGAACTTACTCTGTTTAAAAATAACCCAGGTAACGTAATCGAATATGCTTATACGTTACTTAACGAGTTAACTGAAGATAGAGTGAATGTACCTGATCCAACTACACCGTTCAGTTATGCTTTAGAAATGAGTGCAATGACAGCTTCTACTTTGCACCAAGCACATGAAACTAATTATAGAAACCAATATCCTAAATTAGCAACAACTTACGAGAATCTATATAACCACATGTTTGACCAACATTACATTGGTCGATTTGCTACACCAGGTAGATGTAGATTCGATATTTATTTTAAACGTAACGAATTACTTGCTAACCTTGTAGACACAGGTGAAAACGGTGTAAAACGTTTAGTCTTACCTCGTGGTAGTTATATCACTGTTCAGGATTACGTGTTTACATTACTTTACGATATTAAAATTGAACAGTTAGCACACGGTGGTATTCATGTACTTTACGACGTGAAACGTGAAGACCCATTGCAAACGCTTACAACAAATATCGTACCGTGGGATTACGTTGTCATTGATGAAGATGAATTTATTCGTATTCGTCCTACATTACTCAATGTCAAAATAACAACGTATAACGACAGCTTGATGCAAATGACAGGTTATACCGCTAAATACAATATTGAAGATAAGTATTGTCATTTTAGAGGGTATATGACTAAATTAAACGATAAAACACCTAAAGAGCTCGTTACGACTCACAGTGATATCATTTACGATAGTCGTGTTCCTACGGCTAGATTAAAATATTTAGAAAAAAGTATTATAGTCACTGTACCAAGTGTATACTACAATAAGGGTTTGGTGAATGGTCAAGCTCACTGGGAAATCTACACTACAGCAGGTAAAGTAGATGAACCATTAAACGAATATAGTGCTGATAGCTTCGGTGCTAAATGGGGTGTGTTAGAAAACACGATACAAGATTTAAAATACGTTGAACCTATTAAATTTATCTCATCACCGATTATTCAAGCATCGAGTATGTTTACTGGTGGTACAGATGGTGAAACATTTGAAGAAACGCGTGATAGAGTAATCAACTTTGCGAATTACGATAAAACACCAATCACTGCTAACCAGTTATCGACTACATTGAAGTTAAATGGTTATAACGTGATTAAGTCTAGAGATATGATTACTTCTCGTACTTATCTTGCAACTAAACCTTTACCGGTTAACGTTAAAGATACGTTTACAAGTGGTGCATCAAGTGCAATGGAAACATTATTGTATTCCATTAATGATTTGGTCTCTTTCCCTGAATACGTTAGAGATAACGGTAGACGAATCACCATTACACCTGAAAGTTTATTTAAAGTAGATAACGGTGTAATCAGATTAGTACCGAAAGAAGAAGTACCAAGTGTTAAGAAATTAGGGATGGATGCATTCATCAATAAAGTGAATGAACTTACTTACATGTATACCCCATTCTTTTACGTATTAGACCCTACTAACGATACGTTTGATTTACGTGCTTACTATTTTGATAAACCTGATATTACTAGTCAGATGTTTATTGCGAATAATGAAACATCAGGTTATAGTGTATCTACTTTAGATTATAAGATTTATAAGTTTAAAGAAGAGAAGAATGGTGAGTTTAAAGAAGGGTTTAAATTCAGAATAAGAACAGCAGGTACCGAAGCGTATAAGGAAGTGGATGAAGATCATCTCTTCTGTCAATTACTTGTTAAACCTCATCGTGAAAAAGATTATGCTTGTTTAACTGGTAAGTACTTAGGTGCAGCGGATGTAGGTGAAGATCCCGATTTAAAAGACTTTAACCATTTCTGGGAATTTGAACTAAAAACAGACTGGGATGTGACTGACGAAAACTGTATCATCATTAAAGACATGTTAATGCACGATACCACTGCTAGAAAATATGAGTTGCCTTTAGAAGGTGAATTCTATATTGTACATGGTATTAAGGATATTGTTAATACTAACCATAGTCCTGATTTAGTTGATAAGTTTATTAATCGTCAAGGTATGGATACAGATGCGGTATATGGCATCACTCTAGAGAAATTTGATTATCATTTAGGTGATCATCTTAAAAATCTATGGAGTAATGGTTTACCAGTACAATCAGCTTACCAATACGAACGTCATGAAGAGGATATCCCTCGTGTTTATACTCACGACGTTTATGATATTTCTTCAGATGGTAATTTTGTATTAGATGATAATCAACTTGTTGTTCTACATCGTGCAGGTGATCCTGTCATGGAGCCAGATCTTGATCCGGTAACCGGTATTCAACGTACAAGTCCAACAGGTGATAAACTCTTTAAACCAGTTTACTTTGCTAAACGTGGTGATATTAAAGTTGATAAGCGTGGTAACCCAATCGTGGCTAAAACTCGTGAATTAACTTACATGATTGACTTATTCATGGTGGATGGTATCTATTACTTCTCTACTGATGAGATTGATAGTGAATATAGATCAATGATTTCTGAAGTTGTTAAAGATAACGTCATGAATGACTTAAATGAAATCAGTAAACGTCTTTTAGAGAATACTCGTTTATACTTGTATCCTCAAAGAACAATGGGTCGTTCTACTGTTATCATCGATGAAGGTAAAGAAGTAGAAATCCCAATGCGTGCTTCATTTAAGTTAACGTATTACATGCCGGATGAAACTTATAACGATTTACAATTACGTGATGTGATTATTAGTAAAACTAAAGAGATCATCAATACCTCTCTACAAGAACCAGAAGTTTCTATTTCTGATTTAACTAAACAATTGCAAATCATGGGTGGTAAAGATATCGTTGCAGTGGATCTTGAAAACTTTAAAGAAGAAGGCATCACCTTTACCGTATACACCAATAAAGATGCTGATACAAGACGAAGTGTAAAACGTATTGTTGAAGCTAAACCTGATGGTACGATTAAAGTGGTAGAAGATATCCAAATCATCTTCTTAAAACATGAAACTATCGAAGAGTTAAAACGATAATTCTCTATAGATCGTCATATATCCCTTACCGATTAAGGTAAGGGATATATGTTCATTTATTACGAAATACGTCTTTTCAAATAGTTGATTAAACGTTCACGTTGAGATGGTAACATGTTTTTCAACATACCTTGATCACCATCTAGAGTCATTGCTTTAACGACTTTATTGTTTTTATCAGTATCACAGTAAGTATAGAACACGTAACAAAGATTTGTAAATAAATCTCTACGTGATTCTTCTGCAACCCAAATATCAACGAAACGTTGTGTGTATTCCATATTTAGAGAACCATTACGGTGTTCTAAGAATTCATCTAGGATGGCATCTAAACCATCTACCATATCACCGATGTTTTCCATCGAAATGATAGCCATGAATGCAGCATAAAGACGTTGAGTCCAAGCAGCACCATTTTTAGGGTCCATTGCTTTACCAGGTTTCATTGCAACACAATAATCTTCAATGGTTTTAAGATGTGCACGTACTACAGGGTTACGACCGATATAATCCTGTACTTCACGTTGTTGTTCTTCAGTAATTTGAGGAACCTCAGGAACATCTTCTAATGGAGTAGCATCCACTACTGTCATCTCTTCCAGAGCGTTCTCGAATTTATTCTTTTTAGACATTTCTCTTCCTTTATTTAAATTAAGATATAGTTTCTTTATATTTCCAAACTGTAGTAGCAAGTTGGCTACCATGCATTTTTGACATGAAAATATTTAACATATCAGATCCTACTTCAGAAGCTAAAGCAGCTAAAGCATTCTCACTTCCTTTAAAGTTTAAGCCAAGGCAGTGGAGACAGAAGTTAGCGTTACCTGTTTTACAAAAACCTGGTGATCTAACCACTTGTTCTTTACCGATAAAGTCTTTAATATTTTCCTCAGTTAACAAAATATTGTTACCGTTTGGACTTATAATAAATTTATTTACATCAGCCTTAGTGACTGTTCTACGCATACCAATCTTAGTACCGCAATCTTCTTCTGCTATTCTTGTTGTAGCAAAAATACGGAAAATGAATTTAGTTGCTTCGCCACCTAATGCTGTTTTTGCACCACGGTTAAAAGAACCATCACGTAATGAGTTAATCATTGATGGTAATTTATCAATATCCCATCCTTCAGATAAAGAGTTAGGAACAAAGTCTGGATCTGGCGACATGTCAGATTGTTCATAACCGTGCATTAAAAATAGTTTCTTACGAGATACGTTAAACGCTTTTGGTTTATATAAGAACCCACCATCCGGATCTTGTGCTTGGAATTTTCTATCGTACTCAACTAATTGTTTATCGATTTCAGCAACAATAGCAGGGTCATCTAACTTATCTTTATATTTAGCAATAAGTTGATCCTTAAACTCTTTAATACCTGGAGGTGCTACCATCGTATAACGTGATGCAGAAGGTGTTGCAATGGATGAGAAACCTGCTATAGAAATACATGCTGAAGAAAATCTCTTAACTTCGTCAACGTATAGTGCATGTTTATCATTAGCATCTTTTTCATTACCATCAACTAATCTAGCCGTGACTAAATCTTCTAAGGCTGAAATACTTATAGATCCATTTTGGTAATCTACTTTATCTCCAAAAGCAGAAACTAAAATATAATAGTTAACAAATAAATTACCTACTCTTGTTTTAAATGGGAATGTAGAATAATTCTGAACAATATCATCTTTGGTTGCAATGGTTACGACTTCATCTACTTGGAATAGAGGGCTGCTAATATCAGGACTGTCATCAAAGGCAATCCATGTATCATCAACATAACCAGCATATTTATCATTCATCACTCCTATCCTAAAAGGATATAGATTTTTTATTTGTTCAACCTCGTTATTTCGAACAACAGTGAATAAAGTAAACACCCATTCAGCTTTATAGTAACAAGTACTTTCTTTAAAAGCTCTTAAAATAAATTCTAACTTTGTCATTATTGATTACCTTCTAAAGCTTCTAATACTTTTTGTATTCTAGCTGTGGTGGAGATGATATCCGTTTCTTCTAGGAAATATTTCCCCCAACGATTATAAAGAAAATCATTATTTTCAAGGAAAGCTTCGTATTCTGAAGAAGCTAAGCAAGCTAACACCCAACCGTATTCACTTGTCGCAGAATCGGCTAATTGGTTTCCGTAAGTTCTTAAAATACTATCTAGGCTAAGTGTACATGGTTTTGTCAATAAAACCATAGTGATTTTTTCACTTACCTTTTGATGATATCCTAACTGTAAGAACTTAACTAACTTAGGATTAACTTGAATCATTTCTTTTTCGTCGGCTTGATTACGAATATAATCGCTTACTACATTTTTAATATTTGGAAGCACTTCATCAGATACTTTTAAAATATAACGAGTATAATCGACTTCAGTTGCATTGACTAAATTAATAATTTCATTTAGACTTGCTGTACTGTCATTACTAATTTCAATTATATTCAAAATGCTTTCTAAATCATCAAAACTTTCTATTTCTAAAAATGTAGTTAAGATATTATTTAAATCATCTAAATCTTTAAATTCTACTTCGTCGTCGTCAATAACGACCCCAAATTTCAATAGTGATTCTTCTATATGGTCTATGGTAGTGTTATAGATATTGGCGATGTTTGTAGAATCTTCGTTACTGTTTACAATGTTAACTATATCAGATAACGCCATAGGAATCATTTCGCCGTAAACCGTATAAAGGTTTTTATAACACCGTTCAATAATTTCAACTTGGATAGAAGGTACTACCGATAATAAATATTTTTTTAGATCTTCAAACATGGTTCGTCCTATGTATGTTATTTTTTACAAAATACTTATATAATAAAGTATATATATTTTATACGTTACATATTTATTTAACCATGTATATTTAAGGATTTTAAAATGGCTGTATCTAAAAACAAACGCAAAAACGACACTAAACAAAAACAAAAGCTGCGTGCTCAACGTATGAAACAGCGAGTACAGAGCAGTAAACTTAATAAAAAATATAAGGAAGCGCAACAGATGGCGGTAATCATTAAAGAAAGCTTGAAAGATTTTAATGAATTAAAAGAAGTGAATGATACTCTCTATAGTACTCTAACAAACGTAGTTCAAAAATTTAAAGAATCTGAGTATGATGAAGGTGTGGATGAAGAAACACAAAAACGTTTGGATGGGGAAATTACTATCATTGAAGGTATCATTGAAGAAGGTAAAGAAGTAAGTAAAGCTTGTGAAGAATCATTTAATCAAATGGTTGAACAAGTAAGTAAAGAAGACTTTGATCCAATTGATGTAAACATGAACGTTATTAGTGAATTCATGAGCATCAAAGATCATCAAGAATATTTAAGCAGTAAAGCGGATGCGTTACGCGAAGCTTGTGCTGCTAAATCCAAATCCATTGATATCAATGAATTAAACGCTATTTTAGACTAATGGAGATACACGAATTATGGCAAATAACCCTTACGATACTTTAGACGAAGTAGAAGTGGTGGAAGAAAAGAAAGTTCAACCAGAACCTACATCAGTAGAAACGGTTAAGCCTGAACCAACACCCGTTCAGGAAATTACACCAGCTACAGTTAATAAAGAATCTACTTCTGTTTTAGAAGAAAAAGATCCAGTGTTAACCCCAGCTGTTGAAGAACTAGAAAATAAAGCTGAAGCTAATGCTAACTGGCTTGATGACGAGCCAGCCGATGAACCGGTAGTAGAAACTGTAGAACCAACTCCTACAGCTACTGTAGAAGAACCTGTTAAAGAAGAACAACCAAAAGTTGAAGAACCGGTAGAAACAACTCCGGCAGCAGATGACGATTTATTCGATGCTGAAGCGGATGAAAACGAACAAAAAAATAAAATAGTAGAAACTCAAGTTTATTTAACACAACCTCGTGATGTCGATGTACCTGAAGGTTATGCGGAAAATACAGGTAAAAAATGGCTATCTGAACCATTTAAAATTAAAAATGTAATCGATAATACAAATGAAGATTACTCAATTTACACATTACGCGGTACGCAACAATCTGTATACGCTGCTTTAGAACGTGTTAAAGATTCTTTCTTTGAACAAGATCCAGCTGCTTTTGAAAAATGGTGGTCACGTTTAAGTGCTGCACAAGGTACTTACATGTTACACGACGATCAATATTTCGATATTACAACACGTGGTGGTGCTAAATGGCGTAACATGTTAAACCACGGTACAGAAGAATCACCTTTATATAAAGGTTTGATTAATGAACGTGGTTTAGGTAAATCTACATCTAACGATAGTAGTGCATCATTCAACTTGTTATCTGGTTTATTGAAACTCGGTATGAGTGCATATACACCTTTATACCACACAGGTATTTGGGTTAAATTACGTGCTCCAACAGCAGCGTCTTTCATTCGTTTAGATGAAACCATTGCTTCTGATAAAGTTGATTACGGTATGCGTACTCGTGGCGATATCTTTAGTAATGATGCAGCGATTGTTCGTAAGCATATTGCTGATTTCGTATTAGATCACATTGAATCTACAACAGCACCTAAAGATGATCCAGATTATCTCAAAACGATTATTAAAGTAGAAGATTTAAATACTTTAATGTTAGCGATGATGAAAGCTCGTTATCCTGATGGATATCCTTTAGTCCAAGTTTGTTCAGTAGATCCTAACGAATGTAGCCATACAACTGAAGGGTTAGTAGATTTACGTAGTTTACTTTGGGTAGACACTACAGCTTTATCAGCTCGTCAATACGCTATTATTAATAACGTACGTAAACGTATTACAGAAGAACAACTTCAAGAATACCAAGATGAATTCAGATCTGGTGGTAAAGGTGTAATCCATCTTTCTACTGAAGAAGTTGTTGACGACAATATTGTTAATGGTGTAACGATTAATATCGAAATGCCTACTCTTGCAAAAGAAGAAGATTATGCCGTTAACTGGATTAGAGATACTGAACACGAAATTGAAGAATTATTCCGTGAGAAAAATAATCCAGAAGATAGACGTCGTAAATGGCAAGATATCATCAATACTAACTATTTCAAAACTTATGGTCAATACATTCGCTCTATTGCTATTATCGAAGCTGGACGTAAAGTGAAAGAATTCGATGCGGAAAGAGATCCTGATGAAATTGATCGTTTCTTTGAAATTGTTTCTGGTGAATATATTTACACTCAACAATTCTTCAAAGCACTTAAGAAATATATGGCTGAAAATGTTGTTTCTGTAGTGGGTATTTTAAACTATGAATGCCCTAACTGTGGTAAGAAACACGATACTCGTCCTGGTAAACATCACATTGTATTACCTATCGATATGGTGTCGACTTTTTTTACCCTAGTCCGGTCATCGGTCAGAGCGAGTTCGCACCGCATCAATATGTAAGAAGTATCAGATTCGGTAGACCGGCTCTTGGTAGAGCTGGTGAAATAGAAAAAGTGATATTAAACTTTAGTGCTGTAGATGACGTAGATGCTAAGTTTATTACTCGCCGTGATGTGGGTAAAACCATTTACGTCACTAAAGAAACTACCGATGCTAATGGTAAAACCAGGATACAAACTAACGTAGAACTGGTTCTTACAGAAGAAAACATTGATGGCTATATAGGACAGTATGTTAAAATAAAAGGTAAGGTTTTTAATCCGTTATTGGCTAAACTTTATCTATCGGAAGCCTATGACATCGAGTATGATTTATATAATCATGATGATCCACAATTAGAACATCCGTTTCAACAACATCTGATGACAGATAAGAAAAAAATAAAGAAACATGGACAATTCCAGTACTTTGTTCAACGATATCACAGTCATCAGATTCAAAAATACTTTGGTATCAGTTTGATTGAGTTTTTAGCCATGCCTTTAGATAAGATAGATGATTTATTCGAATTATCAATATCTTGGTTAGAGGAAGAAATCACTCAAGTTGAAGAACTCCAAGATGGATTAGAGGATGCGACTAAACGTGGCGATAAACAGATGAAAGGCTTCTCTTTTTAAAGTAAAAAAAAAAGAGTAGTGTAAAAACTACTCTTTTAACTATTAGTGGATATGTTTATTTTTACATATCCAACAGAGAATACGTACCACGCAACTGGTGGTACGTATTCTCTGTTGGCCGTTATAATTCTGAACTTATGCCAGACTTTATATTTCCAACTTTGAACAATGTAGAATAGTCTTTCATTGTTAACTATTTTTGCTAGATAATCGTTAATAGTTTCAATGAAGCTACCCTTACGGTCGAGAGTGCTGTTATCGCTCTCGACCATTTTAGATATGGTTTTATCGAATTCTTCAACCATATCGGGATGTCTAAACCTAATATAATCTCTTAATCCAATAAAATATGATCTTTTCTTTTGCATTGATACAAGTCCATATTTAACGCAAACTTGCTATTGCGGATTAGCAAAGATAACCCCATGTTATCTTCACTTAGATTATATAAGTTTATAAAAATGATGCATATATCCCACACCGTTGAGATGTGGGATATTGTTATATAAGTAGACTTAAACTATTTGTTCAAAGTCTACTTTGTATTGGCCAAGATATTCTGCCTTTCTTAAGACAGCATATTTCCAATACTGAACCGCATTAAATAACTTTTCGTTATTTGAAATACGGCTAAGGTAATTGTTAATTGTTTTAACAAAATCACCTTTAGTAACTTCGGTTGTACTAGAATCGAAGTTACTATTCGATATAGTTTTATCGAAATCACTAACTACCTCAGGATTATTAACCTTAAGATAATCTCGTAATGCGATAAATGAAAATTCATGTTTTTCCATAAATAGTCCTTATATCAAACGAACCAGCTATCGCGTATTAGCAAAGATAGTCTTGTACTATCTTCACTGAGATAATGTAGGTTTATAATCTTGATACATAATCCCACACCCTAACCGGTGTGGGATATATGTCGTTTCATTAAACAAAGTCAGCTTGCACTACTTTGAAGTTCTGTAATTCTTTTACTACAGTTTTTGTTGCACCTTTTACATCTGGTGTAAAGTAAGTATCTCCATCTTCTACAATGAAGTTACCTACCGACCAACGTATATGTCCCACCTTAGGCATGAAGTAGTTATACACAATAGGTCCACCAATGACGATGTATCTAATATCTTTACGATTACCGTTAGGATAAATTTCTAAACACGCTCTTGAAAATGTTGTATATTCTACATTCTTATAAGTAGTATCTAGAAGATCTTTATTCGTGGTAATAGCATAGATTTTCTTACGCGCTGCGATAAACTCTTCGAAGTTATGGACTGTTTTTAAGGTACTATTAGAGACGATAAGCACTACATCGTCCCCAGTGGTATACTCTTTAAATACTTCCATTTCTTCTTTATCTCGCCAAGGTAAGACTTTACCCTTACCTATACAGCCAAGCATATCTGTCGCTACAATAAGATGTAAATTACTTAGTCTTGTCATGTAATTTCAGATTCTCCATTTTAATGTGATCCCAGTGTGATTTCAGATTCAATCTAAAATACTCTCCAAGGGATTGACCTATCGTGTATTGAGCACGTTCTTCCGTAATACGTGTCGTTCTACCAGCAAATAACATTTTCTTCTCTTGATGATATTGAACATGTCTCGGTATATCCGTCGCTACAGTATAAATGTATTCAGGCACGATGTGTTCAAAACCTGGTTTCTTAGATAAGTCACGTAAACGACCTTTAGCTTGTAAGTTAGCTTTAGGCTCTGCTAAGGCTACAGTGTTGAAACAAACTATCAATCCAGAGATATCTAAAGCTGTACCTGCTTTACCTAATGTAGAAACCGTGATATCATTAGTATCGATGATTTCTTTATTATCTTCAGCAGTAAACTTAGATATTTGCCATTTCTTATCTTTAAACCTCTGGTTGAGATAATCAGCCACTTCTTTACAGGTATCTACTAGAGAACAGAAGATCAACATTTTCTTACCTGGTTCATAAAGCGGTAAGAATTTCTGTTCAACCACATCCCCTATCATGTCTAAGTATTCTACTCTAGATGGAATATGTTTCCAAATAGATTGTTCATACATCACATGACTATAACCTTGATTTGATTTCCATCTTACTCTATCGGGATTTAAGTGTTGGTAAAGTAAAGCAGTCGTCTTATCGTAAGGAGCAGGTTTAACCGCTTGTCCACGCATCGCTCTAGGCCAGATAAGATTATACATGGCTTGAATGAATTTATCGTTACTCTCTAATGTAGCAGTAAGATATACAGCTTTATAAAGGTTTGAATATAAATCATTCTTAAACACCATATGGAAATGTTGATGGGCTTCATCGATGATACGATATCCTATCTTAAGGATCTCATACATCTCCTCAGGAGGCACCATGCCTTCTATTTCTTTACCTTGATGCTTTTCCCACTCTTTAATATAAAGTTGCATAGTGGTCGTTGTAACGATGATTACATCAGGTACAGGATTACCTTCTTTAGCTTGTTCGATAAGAGATAACAGATGAGCTAATCCTTTAACTATAATAAAGTTAGTATCAGACCCATAGAGTTCTAAAACATCATCACGCCATTTTTCTTTATAACGACCTAAAACGATAATAATCGTTCTATAACCTAGTAATTCACCTGCTTTAGCGGCTACCACGGATTTACCAAGTCCAGTGAAGAGCGCTATTAGCTTACTGTGGCCTTCATCTAAGATGTAACTTAACGCTTGTTCTTGATAATCCCGCATTACCATTTTATCAGAAACTTTTACATCTATCTCAGCGGGTTCAGGATATTCATGTTTAAAATAATTTATCTCATCATCATTAATCAATCCATCTCTTAACATCTCTTTAAAACGAGGAAGATAGTTAATGTGGAATCTATACTCGCCTTCATCGCTCTTAGCAGCAAATATATTCTTATTCTGTTTCTGTACTTTACCGCGTATCTTTACAAACTGTACTTGTAATAACTCTTGAAACGCTCTTCGTAACGCGTAATATGCACTAGGATGTACATGACTTACTTTAAAGAAATGAGTATATAAATCTATTCTCATTTTTTTCATAGTGTAACACTCCCCTATACTTGTATTTAAGATTTTTAACAAAAAATAAAGAAAGCGAATATTCCTCCTTTACAAAATAGTCAAACATATATCCGTAGTACGGTTAGGTACTACGGATATATTTAGTTTAAATTACTTACCCCATTTCTTAAAGTATTGCTCATCTGGTTGATTAATAAACATGGCATCCATCGGGTGAGGTACTCGATGTTCTTTAAGATAAGATTTAGAATTAAGTATCACATTGCCTTGTTCTTCAAACGCTAAGGCTGCACCGATAGAACGTTGATGCATAATCGATGATGAACTTGCGAATTCAGCATTACTGTAATCGGAAGGTATACGGAAATCGTTATCTTCTACAGAACGTACTAATAACGCTAATGTCGCAATGGATAGATAAGTCACATTAATGTGAACGTTGTGACTATGACTGTATTCATAAATCGTTCTCAAGAATGCCACTAAATCTTCAGGGTTATTTGGATCTAACCCTTTCTTAATAGAACTATTACCATCAGACTCTAACATGCTAGAGAATTGTTTCATGAAGTCTAACATGTTAATTTGTTTCTGAGGTAACTGGAATGCTGGTTTATTAAAATCCCAACCCTTTAAACTGACTTCAATGTGTTTAGGGTTTTCTTGACTATATCCAACTTTACGGATATGTTCTAAGAAATCTAACGTTAACGAGCTTGGTCGTGATGGGCCAGACACGGTAGCGAAGTCCATGATCTCTTCATCATCGTCAGTATATTTAATACCAACTTTACTTAAATGAGAAACTTTAAAGATAGATAACTCACGTAAGTTAGTAGTAGACATGGCTTGTGCTAAGTTAGTGACAGCTTCAACAGGTAATAAGATAGTCACATCTTCATACTTGTTTACACTTTCATTAATCTTAATCAATTCGCTACGAGCTTTATCTAAACTTACATACTTTCTATCACCCGCATCAAGACTGATCTCACGTATCTCTGTTGAACCATCCAAATGTTTAACGGATAACACGGCTTGGGTGATTTTCTCACCCATCGTATATGCCGCTACATGACCTGGATTAGTTCCTGCAGGAATAGTGTAGGATAACTGACCCATACAAGCTTCACAGATACCACCAAGGTGTCTATGTGCACAGGTGAGTGGATTACGTAAACGTATCACTTTACCTATCATTTTTCTTGTATGATCATTCTTACCAATCACTTGTAAGATACCATCTTCATCTTCGTAATAACTTCCATCTAAAGCAACATCATCACCTACTTGTAATTTCCAAGGTAGGGTATTACTTGTTCCGCAATCACCTTTAAAGATATATCTAATCGGTTGACAGAGAATCTGTAAACGACGGTTAAAATATTCAGTATCTCGAATAGGATCTTTTTGGAACATCAATGATTTAGACGCAGAACGAGATTCAATCATGAAATCATGTAACCGTTTAATACCTGTACCGAATGAATCCAATACGGGTTTAGGGAACATGTAACTGTTGATGTCTGTACGTAAACCAACGGTTGCAATGATTTGGTTAATCTGTGCAACAGAAGCATTACCTGTAACCGCAGTTTGTTTTAAACTGTTATACGGTAAGAACTCAGGATCTTTTAAGATAGCGGGGATCTTCTCGTATAGTTTTGCAATACTATTCGGTGAAGGTGCCGCTAACATTTCAGCTCTTGCTTCTTGTACACTTGGATGATAAATGATACTCACGATATCAGTTGCATCTAATGTTTCTACGTATGCAGATAATTTTGATACGACCATATTGTGAATATCAGTATTTAACTCGTAGATTTGTCTTGCTAATTCTTGCAAGTCTACACGACCCCAATACATCTCTATGAGGTTTTTACAGATAGCTGATTCTAACTTAATGAAAGTTTTAGAACTTAAATCTGTACTACCCAAATGATGTTTACTCGTTAAAGGTGTTTCAGGGTATAAACGGTGTAGTTTCCATAGATACCAACTGATAATCGTTCTACGAATATCAGTTTCCATTTCCACCCCATCATCAAAAGCAACGACTACAGTTTCAGTCGGTTCATATAGGTACTCTAATTCCCAAATTTGATCTTCCTTTAACTGTAATAAGTTTCTTGCAATTATAAAATTACTTTTACTTTTCGACATTGTTCGTACCTTTAACTACATTCACACCTGAGATCTCCATTACGTGGTTAAAGAACTGAGTTGCTCTACCAGGAGATTTAGCATGTGTATAATAATCCATCACTCGTTTGATATTACTTGGTTGTGGCGCTCTCAAGATGGTTCTAGCAGTTTCTTCACACATAGCTGGGCTATTTGGGAAGTTAACCATTAAAGAAACAAATTGAGGATCTAACGTACCTAATAATAAACGTACTTCAGATTCACCAAACATCTTAAATGCTTGATCACGCCAAGGTAAACTTGATTTATCACTATCAGTAAGTTTACCAGGGATACCATGGTGTTGTCGTTTAGGAATACTCGTTGCACCCCAGTCATCACCGATTTTCTCAAGTGATAACGTATATAACGAACCTAGCATCACCGGTTTAACCGTAGTGACCGTATTACCTGCATCATCTACGTATTTAACAGGATGTGTAGGTATAGGGAATTTTTGCATGAGTTCCCAGATACATGCAGCACCGATGTTAGGGCTATTTTGAGGTAACCATATACGTAGTTGTGTTTTAAGCATATCGAGTAAATGAATCACTCTTGCTTCAGGTGTTTCATACATCTGAATAGCATGTTCATACATCAATGGAGAAACAATTTTATAATATTCGAATAAAAGATCTGCAGCACGTTGCTGTTCACCTTTATCTACCATGATTCTAAATTCGTTTTCCAAATAGGCGGAAGTGGCATTAATATAATGCTCATACATTCGCCCGACGTTTGTTCGGTTAACTGTCGAATTTCCATAGACTATCTGTTCAGCACGTATGCCTGTTACAGGGTCATATGGCATTCTTTCGTCTGGCCATATCGCACAGACTACACCTTTACCCGTACATTCACGTAAGTCGCTACTTTACGCAGTTCTCAGTTTACCATTCATAAACTGAACTTCCCTAAGTCACCTTAGGATACTAGACTATATCTTCACCTATCGACATTACTCGTATAGCTCCTATATGGAGGTGTTGGTCGTAACCCACTCACGTGTCTCCCATTTGGATTTAAAGGACTTAATTGATCTACTGCCTACCCGCATTTGGGCTCTACGTGCTACCGCACTAGTCGTTGAACGTTCCTACAGTACAGTTACTTATATTAACCATACTGTAAGCTTCGCTGCGGATTGTCTTAATACTGGTGTGAAGTAATTAAGAGTTCCCCGCAATTAGAGAGAATTCTCAGTTATTCTTTTTCCTATTAAGGAACTAATACCTCTGAGGGCGCTGGTAAATTTCTCAATTTGTCTTCGTATTTGTCACGCAGTCGGTACATCTCGATAAGTTCTAGATGTTCATCCTGTAAGAAGATAAAACCTTTTAATGACTCTAAAGTGTTTATACGTCTTCTAATCGCTTCAGGTTTTACTCTAAAGATATTAGCTGTACGTAAATAACTGTCAACCACGATGATAGTGTGTTGGCTTACTGCATATATCGTACCAGTATCATTAACACGTGTACCGTGTAATCTAGGAATACCTAAATCGATGGTATATGCATCTAATAATGTTACTTTATAATCAGGGTGTAAATCCTGTATCGCTTTAGCCAATCCAGATATACTTTTATCCGGGCTATTATATAACCCAAAAGATTTAAGTAAACTCACCTTACTGAAATATTCTTCAGTAGTACCATCATTCTTCTCTACAATCACCATATATCGAGATAAAACTCTTTCTTTACGGTTTTCATAGAACCAAGGTCTTTTATCTTCAGCCAATCTGAATTCGTATCTATCTTGCAATAACTTGCCAAACATCTTAGGACACAATACTGATAAACCAGTAGTTGTTTTATAGCCCATGTATTTAGCAGCTAATTGAACACTATCATGTTCCACTACTTCACCTGTCTCAAAATCGCGAGTACGACATTTAAGTTTAGTGCCGTTAGTGTATTTCAAGTATTTCAATGCATGATGCGCATTCTCTTGCGGAGTTACCCATTCTAAGTTCTCTACACGATTGTTGGTTTTATCCCCATCTTTGTGATTGATCTCGATTTTATCTGGGTCGTTATTAGGAATCCAAGCTAAGGCTACTAAACGATGTACTCGTTGCATAGACTGTACTCTTTTACCTTCAACTTCTCTAATCAAGGTAGTAACCATATACCCATTAGATTGACTCTGACTCAAGAAAGAACTATTATCATTATCTTTAATCAACCCATAGCGGTTAATACTATATTTTTCAAAACCAGGGATAATACGAAATTCAGCATGACTGTTGTCTTTAGTAGTAAACATTTTCTACTCCTTCTATTAATTAAATTAAAAACACTGCAGGTCTATGTATTATACATAACTATCTAGTATTTTAATAAAATTTTACATATCAAGAATATCAAATTCCCTACTATATAAGACTTTTCTTTAACTCAAATACATTGACTTCCATACACCGTGTAGATCAGTATATTTCTTTCCAAGAGTTGGAATCACGTCCCAACCATACTTAATTTCCACACGCCAGTCGTCTAATTTAATACGACGGAAAGAACGAATAATTGATTTAGTCAATTTATCTTGTACTTTCTGGATATTATTATCGTAAGACATACAGCGAACGATATTAGAATGAAATGCTGAAGTGATACGTAAATTTTGTTTACGTACTTTACGCAATTCATCGTATTTATCGTAAATAGAAGTATTATAAATTTTAGTGGCTTCATGATACTTCTTAATTTGTCTTTCGATTAACGGTGGTGTTTTCCATAGGTCAGGGTTATGAGTGTGTAACACATTGATATCTTCCACAATTGGCATATGTTCAGAATCTACAGAAGTCATTTGAATATACGTGATATCATCAAACGTATAATCAATTTCCTGTAATGCATCTGCTGACATGTCACAGATCGCTAACTCTGGATCATATTCACGAGTCGCGTAAAGAATACCATCTTTACGAACACGTTCACCAATATCGGGGAAATATTTGTATTCTTCATCATTACCGTAGATGTTTAATGGAATTTTATTTCCACCCCATTCTAGGATACTACTCCCATAACCTCTTGTTTTTAACTTTTCTACAGCAGATTGAGATATCACGACACCATCTTCAATGATACCTGGAACCGATAAGAATGCTGTAATAAGTTCTGTACCGTACCAGTAGTCTCCATCTTCTTGGACATTAGGTGAATCTGCTAAGATCGTATCTTTAGCAATCTTCATTCCTTGTCTAAGTTGGCGAGTGATATGTGTATTTTGTTTATATTCAAAACCAAATACTTTGTGGTTGCAATATGAAATAGGAATAACGATATGTCCTATTTCCCCCGTTTCATCGTTCTCGTATATGATAGTAGTTTCACTATTTTGTTTAAACGAGAACATCCCTAGGTTACGAGGATATTTGTGGACGACTTTAAGGATAGTACCATTGCAAGGCATTTTAATAGACATGGTGTATTTACCATATTCCTTTTCAGCACCAGAAATGATGCGTCGAGGACCTGCTCCTGCGATAACGTTCATTTGCGTCAAGAATGTTGCACGCATAGCTGAACGTGAAGCGGATGAACAGGCTGCATGAGGTTCAAGTATCGTACTTGCACCCATAAACCGAGGTTCTAATCCAAGATAATCGTTATCTTGCATGTTATTTACTCCTTAGTTGTATGATAAGATTACAATTAAATTAGGAATAAGATAAATGGCAGATTTATTAATAAACAAGAAAACTCATTCCAATTACAGCTACATGTATTACTTTGATCCCTTTCGACACTTCTTTGAAGACCACATCGATTGGATCAAGGAAAACCGTATAGTGACGCATAAGCTAGAGCCTATGCAAGCATACGTTCATCGTTATGATTTATCATCATTATTGTTTGACTTAAATATCCCATTGAATTTACACTGGTTTATCATGAGACTAAACGATATGAAATATAATCACGAATTCGATGAAAGTTATCAGTTATTATATTTACCTGATGACGGCGTATTGGAAGAGTTACTGGCTCAATACAACACCATAAATGCTTATAGAAAATAAGAATATCCCTTACGTATAGTCGTAAGGGATATATGTTCGATTATCTACCGTATGGGTAATATCCTTGTTGGTTACGAGGCTGCACAGGCTGTGCTGACATCATAGGTTGTTGATAATACCCAGGTTGTATTTGTGGTGCATTGTACATACCTGGTGGTGGCATCATCGGCTGCATCATTGGTTGTTGATACATTTGTTGAGGCACCATAGGTTGCATCATAGGCTGCATAGGCATCATCGGTTGTTGCATCATAGGTTGATTGACAGGTTGCTGATTAGCATACCCTACAACTTGTGCTTGACCGTAGTTTGGTACTGGAATAGGACGACCATTTTGATCAACAAAACGACCATTCACCATAGGGGCTTGCGGTTGCATGTAACCTTGTTGAGCTTGTACCGGATTGACTGGTAATGTATTGAAATTCACATCGTTTTTGATAGGGATTTCACGTTTCACAATACCACCCGATTTCACTTTTTCAGGTTGAGCTTGCGCTTGCGCTTGTGGTTTCACTTGTGGAGGCGTTGTACTCACGGTTTTATTATTACTATTTTGTAATAATGCCTGATGTACTTGATTAATCACTTTAGGGCTATGTGGAGACACTGGCGCAACTTGTTGCTCTTTACGTCTACGTTCACCTTCAGTGAGTTCACCTTCATTACCAGCAAGTGGTGGAATGAGTCCTTTAAATTTACTTAAATCGTTGATTTCATTACCCCAAGCTAAAGATTCAGTATCTAATTTAAGAAGCTTAAATACTTTTTCTAATGCTTTCTTAACTTTATAGAAAGAGTTAATGAATGCATGGAATGATGGAGCAATTAAAGAACGTGTACCAGTTGAATATTCTGAATCAGGATTATCTACTGATTTAAAGATATATTCAAATAACGCTTTAATACCTTCAGCATCTTTCTTACGAAGTTTGACACCGTATACAGTATAATCGCCAGATTTTGCATCGATAAGTTTGCAGAGTTCTTTATATAATGGGAATGTCACGTAAGTTACACGTGAGAAGGATTCACCATTTAATTTCTTATCACGATAAGTAAGTAAACGCACGTAGTGGTATTCACTACCAATTTTAGCTTCGATCTTTTGCCAGTTTTTCAAAGAGGTTTCATCGGCATTTGGATATAACGATAAGAATGCAGTTTGTTTCGCATTTAATTTACCGTGTCTATCACTATCAGCACAATAGCTAATAAGTTCACCAATGATCATACCGACATCTGCATCGATACTAATGTTACCTAAAGTTTGTAATGATTTCAATACCACTGAATCTTTACGTGCAATGTTTTCAGATAACGGATGGAATGCAATTTGATGTTCCCAATCTGGATTACGTAACACGTTATCGTAAGGAACGACTAAATGTTTACCATCAACATTATACGGTTCTTCTTCGTCTAAACCGAAAATGTATACACCGCCTTTATCGTTAACGGTTAAACCAAGGGAATGTAAAATCCCTTTATATAGACTAGTTAATTCTGACATTGTTCACTCCTTATAGATAACCTGTAGAATTAGTAATAATACCGCCCTGATTTGGAGGAGTAAATCCGCCTTGACCAGGTGTTTGAATGATTGGGGCTTTCGCATCTAATAACTGTTGCGCGACGTTATAGATGTCGTTTGTTACACTGTTGTAACGATTAATATCATTTGTCAATACCGGTGAAGCTAAGTTATCAGCAAATGTCGGCATGACGTAAGGGACTGCTACACCACCGTTTAAACTAATGTTTACCATGGTGTCACCATAAATTGAACAATCGATTAAGACGGTAAATTTAAAACTATTCTGCATCGAGATAGACGGAATAAGTTCTAATTTAACACGTTCAATCACACGTTCTAATAACGCATCTCTATCGAGACTGTTATTAATAGGATTACATGAATACTTTTGATGCACTACTTCACCTGTTACAGTATCGTTAGTGATTAAGAAACGCGCATCAGCCACTAAGTTATCTAACATGATAGACGGTACAGCATTGACTAATAAAGACGCTGCTACAGTTTCATTATTAGAACCATTCCAGTGTTCAGTGTTAGTATAATCCCAAACGTTAGCATCCATACGTGGTCTTGTGATTACAGTGATTTCATCGATATGCGGGAATGCACGTACTAAATCATCATAACTGAATTGTCCACGAACACGGATATTCATGTTAAGTGCTGACATTCTATCGAAGAATGGATCGTAATAGAGATCACCATCTTTAGTGACAGAAACAGCTTCATTTACCATAGAACGAATATCGCTTGTATCTTCTACAACGTTTTTCGCATAACTGTAAGCTTTAAGTGTATTAAATAGATAAGTACCTGGTGAGTTATTAGTACGACTGGATTGGTTACCACCACCTAATAAACTACCTGTAGTATCATTTACTACACCCCCATCTAATAATCCATAACGAGTCATGACATCAAGTGAGTTTTGACTTTGGAAAATATCGCTAGGACGCATCAGATACGTTTGTTTTGCTCCACCCTGTAGATTATCCACACTGTTATTAAAAATGAGCTGATGAGCGCCTGTGTTCGTTACACGAGCATTCATGGCACCATTGATTAACACCGGTGTGTTTCTTAAACGGTTAGTTGAAGTCACATGAAATTGTAAATGTGGGTCAATACTTGTTCTACCTGCAGACATGGTGATATATGAATCATCCATGTAATCGGTATAACCCGTATAATAAACAATGTTACTTGCACCGTTAGCACCATTTTCTTCTATCTCTAGTAAGAAACGGAAACGGTTTGTTCTCCAACCATGTACAATCGGTGCGACACCTTCTGATTCTGCACTTGGTGCTACCATGTTAGCTGCAACTTGTGAAACAGCATGTTGACTTAAAACGCGACCTCCTTGCGTCGCATCCGCTAACATGTTCAAGTTCTCATTAGTCACATGCGTTTTATAAGAACGCTTATGTACATCGTTTATCCCTTTATTAGCAAATAAAGTTAAACCTAAAACTCGCATCGTACTTTTTACTCCTATTTTGTTTCTCTTGTAATCTTCAATAAGTTGTTGTGAACTTTAGTTTTTAAGAAAATAACGAGATCAGCTAATCGTATTTCGATATTACCGAATACTGGCATGATACCATTTTCAATTCTAAGTTCAGGATACGCTTTCGCATCGATCCATTCAGGCACTTTCCACCAACAACTATAAATCGGTACTACAACCATACTTATCGCTACGGCTGCAACGTTACTATCTCGTTTAGAAATACGACGTTTAATTGTACTATTTGGTGCATGTGGATAAATCACATTCAACTGTTCCAATTGTGCATCGGTAATTTGTAAACGAACAACGTTACTCGCTGCTTGTGTAGGTTGTTGTTTAGACGCTAACCAGATAGCTAAATCATCAAAACCCCAATACATCAGTAATGTGTAAGTCAACACATAGGCTGATAATAACCCTTGATACGTCACTCTATCTAAAGCTTTGTGTGTAACAACTGGGTGTAATACCCATTGCACTAATCTTGTAGCAGAGTGTCTTATATCAATACCATCCTTGTAGTGTGTTTCAAATAACTTCATGTTATCTTTAAAGAGTTTTACTGGGCATTCTGGTGCTAACTTCTTAAGAATAACTTCAGGGTAATCAACCAAATAAACATCATGCATGGTGATAACCCCTTCTGATAGTTCTTGTTTGATTTTATAGTTTTCAATAACTGAAGTATTATCTTCATCATTCCCACTCGCATCTAAACTTTTCTCATTGATTCTACCACCAAAATGTTTATCCATTGTATTAGATAAACTATCGATAAAGTTATATACATCAGTGATGATGGTATTAGCTGGCATTGGATTACTACGTTGCATAAGTTCTGCAGTCGCAATACGTCTTACTAATGCATTACCTAATAACCAACTCGGTACCTGATTCTCATCTAAACCAGCTAAAATAGCTGCACTCATTTGTTTCTCTGTGTTACCTTCCCAGTGAGCATTAATATAAACAGATAAACGTTTATACCCTTCTGATTCAGTAACATTCGTTCCACGCAATAATCGTGCTGCTCGATATTCTTTAAAGTTTGTACCAACATCATTAGCAATGAAGTTGATATATTCACCCCATATAGGCACCATAATTTTCATGACGATACAAAGACCAATTAATCCGTAGTATTCATTACGTAAATAAGTCAACTCCGGTACATCACGGTCTGATGCGTAGTTATCTTTAAGGACAGGTAATTTGATCTCTGACTTAGTTTTATAATAAGCCATGATATCTTCGAATTTATGATATTCGAAAAGTTGTTTAATTAAAGAGTGTAGATACTTGTCCATCACTCTAATATTTTCTACAGTTTCAAAAGTTGCATGAATCTTTGTATAGATATCAAAAATTGCATCTTGAGATTCCATAGGTAACCCTGCCCAATACTTGTTAATATCGGTAATTAAGTTTGGTGTCACGTTTAAAGTTCTAAACGTTTTAATACCCCATACTAGTTCAACACCTTTGTGTTCTGTAGTAATGGTATTATCAGTTGTTAAATTTGTTTCTGTTCTTTTGAACTGCATAATTACCTCATTTATTATTTATATTAAATAAAAATGGAAACTTCCATCATTTAGATAATATAAGTTTATCTGTTGTAAGTAAAATCGATAAAAAATTAAAGATTGGGCATAAGTGCTGTATGCGTTACTAAGAACGATAACTCATTTTTAATTATAGTTATCATCCTTAGCAACGCTAAGATTAGGAATTTAAATGTCGCGGATGTATATAAATTCACGACATTTAATAAGGTAACTAAATATTAATTACCATATTTATTAGTTAAATTACCATGGTAGGTTTTCATCAAAACCTTTAGTCACAGGGTTACTACTTTCTTGTTCAGAAGAGTATCCACTGCTTTGGTTACTTGATGAATTATTTTGGTTGTATTGTGGTTTATATCCACCATTACCACCATTACCACCTTGACCACCACCACGTTGTTCAGCTTGTTTTAAAGCAAACTTACCTTCACCAGTGTTTTCGTATCTCCAAGTCATCACGTTTAGAACAGTCATGTAGTGGTTTAATAAACGAATAAAACCACGTGCAATCAAGTTAGATACACGTTGACGTGAAGCTGGTTGACCTGTAGCCGTTTCAATAACCGGATGGAATTCAGGATCAGTAAAACCAAATTTTAACGATACATAGTTTTTACTGTCTTTTTTACCACGTTGAATACCGATAAATTCGCAACCATCTGCGTCTTTACCTACAGTCACTGTCGCATAAAGGTATGGATCAGTTGGACGATTTGTTGCACGGTCAAAGCCTTTACGTTTAACACCAATCGTAATCATAGTAGGTTCTTTTGAACGTACTGCATCTTCCATTGCGGAAATGATTGCTTGGAAAGCAACTTGGTCTAAAGCCAAATCAAATTTAGCTTCTTCTTTTTGTTTACCGTTGTTAAGATTAACTTTAATGTAAGGATAGTTTTGCACTAATGCAAAACACATCCAAGGTAAGCGATTAGGTTCATTACCTTCTAAAGGTTCACCTGTTAAACGAAGTTTGTTATCGTTTAAAATTGTTACCTTTTGATTAAACGGTGTTACTTGTACTAATTCAGTCATAATTTAAATTCCTTAATGAGTTGATATAAATAACATAGACTTTAACATCACATTAGCTAATTACAGTAAATCCAATAATATTTTCTTTATATCATGGTCTTTTAACTTATTAATTGATGTTCTAATCTTATCTCTTGTGGTTATTGGTGACCAGTGGTCATTTATAGCCATTTCCCTTACTACTTTTCGTATTACCCTATCTTGCCCTTTATAAGCACCCGATTTATCACCAAATACTTGTATAGTGAATTTGTTAAACGGTATACAAATTTGGTCTATGTTTTTAACATTGCCTATTTTTAACTTCGTGTGCCATTCTTGTCTTTTCTTAATTTTACCGGTAAAGGATTCAATCAAGTAAAGTGCAGGAAACCGTGAAGCAGATAAAAGATCAGTAATAAACGAACTAAGTAATAATACAGGTTCATTTGCTGGTGGTAATTCACCTTTCACTTCTTGATAGAAAAAAGGAATTAACATCTGATTACGTTTTGCAAATGCCCACATATCGAGTTCAAGTTGATCAAATATACCTGGGTTATAGTCAAGTACGGTAACCTCAGGTAATACTTTATCTAAATGTTCATAACGTGGATAATAAAATAATATCTTTACTCGATTTTGAGATACTTCTTTTATTATCGTTTCTACGGTAGAGACTTCTTTAAAAAAGTCTTCTAACATGTCTTTTACTTTAACATGTTTTTGATAATCAGTTGGTATTGAAGCGACGTAATTACGATACAATGTTCTTAAATTAAGATACATTAGATTAGGCCATTTTCTAATATCGAATTCACTTGATTCAAATATCATGGCAGTACCCATCGATATAAAGTACTTACCACCTAATAATCGTTTCGTACTAATATCCATATTCCCACCTCACTACATGTGTTTATGAAGTTGTTGTAAAACATACTCACTATTTATTTCTGGCATTTCTTTTAATCTATCTGCTATAACACGAACAATATTGTCCTTATCTAAACTGATCGTTTGAAATTTATCAGAAATCAATTTTATCGTTTTTTGTCTTTTCACTTCTTCTTTCTTATCTATCTTAATTGTAAAGAAAATAAAACTAAACTTCTGTTTTAAGGTTTTCAATCCTTCTGTAATAGTATCTCTACTATCTGAGAATAATCGAATATGGGAATAATCTGGCACTTTATTACATTCATCTTCAATAAACGTCAGTGCTTCTTCTAAACTCTTACCACGAACATCGAGTGTTTTATAAATAGTGGCAAATTTATTCTCATGAAAAATGATTTCATGTTCCCCGGTATCTTTAATCTCACAGGTTAACCAGCCCTTAGGCTGTTCTTCACCATGAGCGAGTCGATCAAAACTTCCTGCAACTAAAATATTCTTATATTGCGATTTGAAATGCACATGACCCGCAAAGATATAATAGCGTACAAGATTAGACCATAATTCTTCAGAGTGAGCTTTTGGATTTAAAGACGAATCAATCTGATAATTGAAAGCACCATGTAATAAACAATAATCCACTTGTGTAAGATTACGTTGTTTCATGAGTTCTCTAGCCTGTTCATAGGTAGATACAACATCAGTATCCCATTCATCAGGAACGTATAACATGGTTATACCGTATTTATCGATATACTCAATCGATAATTCTGATACGTATTTTAAATCTACTTTAAATCCCATCGCGATATCTAATATTGCAGCAACGATTTTAACAAGATTAGATTGTTTATAATCATGTCCCGGGGTACCTTCCAAAATGCGAATAATAAAATTGTGTTTATGTGCTAATTTTAATATTCTCGTAAATAATACTAAAACATCTTGGAGGTATTGAAATGTTAAATATAATAACCTATCAAATAAGTCTCCAGGGAATACTAACATATCCCAAGAGGAAACTTCAGCTTCATCATCTAAGACTTTATGAAATCTAGCCACAATGTCTGTTGCTATTGTTCTATGGTGTCCTAAATGAACATCATGGAAAGAAGCTATTTTGATAGGTATAATCTTATCCGAACAAGTCTGAATCGTCTTCGTTATCTTGTTCAGTTGGTACTGAGTGTCCAGTTCCTGGAGATAATTCTCCGCCTGATTTCGTTCCATTGTCCTTTTTACCCATAACTAATTCTTTAACTGACATAAGTTCGGGGGATAAAATACTATCGTACCCGTAGTACGTGAAAATTTCATCTAAAATATATAGATACTTTAAATTAGTTTTGGTAGCTAAATCATGTTTACTTTGATTTTCATTCTTGCTATCAAAGATACGATCTAAAAAGAACTGTTCTTGTGCTTTTACAGCATGAGGTACACGTCTCAAGTTATCATCCATTTCTTTATAGAGCATGGAAACACTTTTATTTCTGTCCTCACCGCCAATAATGTTTACACGAGCTTGTAATGGTGGTACTCTAAAGATGACTTTACCATCACGAATAACATCCACGCTATGGTAAGCACCATCATATTTACCACCTGCTACACTATTGATCCATGTTAAACTAACTGATGGATCATATTCATTACCAGCATTACCGTTATAGAAATGTGGTAACCATGCATGAACAAAAGTTGCTTCATCAATAGAAGGACGTTTATTCTGAGCATTAGTCGGTAAAGCGTTATTCAAGTAATTCGCTAAAGTGGATAAAGTATTATCATAACCACCCATCAATGAATCATCCACTTCTGTGAAATGGTAATCACCGTAAACATCATCGTGACTTAACATGGTTGGTAATGGTGCATCTAAGAAATAACCTAATTCGTGTCTTTCTCTTTCTTTACTCATTCTTTTATTTTTCCTTAATTGCGATTATGGGTTAATGAATATTTACCTGTATTATTAATATCTACAAGCATTTCAAATTTACTGTCTTCTACTTTTAATCGTTTAACATGTGACCATGTATATCCTGCGTGACTAAAAGTAATATCGATATTGTAATCATATCGGTAAGTGAGTTTATCCTCAGTAAAAGTGACTTCAGCATAAACGTAATCAACGAAACCTTGTAACAAGGATTCAATATCAACTTTGATGGCTGAAGCTAAACTACTAGGATCATTATAGTATTTTTGTACCGTATAAGCTAAAGATCTCACATGTCCCCTGTGGTATACAGTTTGTGTATATTGAGAAGCCATGTAATTGGCTAGCATTCTATCTATTTTCTCGGCTATACCAGAAACCCATCCTGCTAATGACAGTGTGGGTAATAAAGGACTAGTTTCCCTTATTGTTTTATTTGGGTTAAACGCCATACACCCCCCTTAAAGAGCATTTATAGGTTATAAATTGTTTCTAAACATACTAAGCCCTAAAAAAATAAAATACAAAAACATATATCCCTAGTGTATATACACTAGGGATATTTTATTAATTTAGCTTACAATGATGTTATCGTAGTAAGAAGTTGGGTCACGTTTTTCAGCTAATGCTTTATCAACAAACATGTGAGCTGTTCTAATGATATCCGCTTCGATATCGAGAAGTTCCTCATGTTCTTCTTCACCCATCCATACTTGAGTCATTTCATCATAGGTTTCTGTAACTTCTTCTTCCTCGTTATTTTCATTTACGATTGTTTTCGTTACAGTGACAGGCTCGATCCAACCATCATACACTTGGCAATAATCAAAATGATTCCAACCAACACTAAAGTCTGGCTGATTATCTTGATAACGATCACCATATGCATCTATGGTATTAGCCTCCATCATAGACCGTAAACCAGGATGACACATAATCCAACGCACCATGGCATTAGGTGCTTCTTGTAAATCTTCTATCGAAGTTACATCATGAATAATGTCTCGTTGGAAATAAGTATTTACTACACGTAATGCTGCTTTAGCCATATTGGTTGCCTCATTAACGTTAATACGTGTAAATACATTACTCGCTGTTTCTACAAACTTCTTACCTACATCTGTAAGCATGTTTGAGAAATACTGGTTAGTCTGATTAAGGTAGTCTTGATAACCTGGCGGTGGAGGACCAAATAGCATTTGTGCTACTACCTCTCTATCACCATCTATTAGAATAGCCATAAAACTCCTTGTTAGTTAAATAGACTATGGAAATAACTCTGGGCGTTTTCCTATAGTCAAGTAGTTGTTAATCGTTGCAAAGATAGGTTTAGTGATATTTACAATACCGGATACATCAAACGGTGATTCAGTACTCCATACAGACGTGTGTGACGCTAATGGAGAAAAGTTATCATGTTGGAATGTATCTAAGTTTAAATATAAGTTCATTTGATCCATTTTTGTTACCCTAAAGGCTTTTTATCCTCTAGTTCTATAGCTTATCTTTCGCTATAGTCTGGCGTACGTTTTGCATCTCAATCTATATTGAGTAAAATCATTCTTTAGGCGATGATACGACGCGGCCTCTTGGTAGGATTATATTCTATTACTAGGTTCACCTACTACGCTCTGCGCTTGGTATAACTTTTAAATTATACCTTCAGTCTCAAGTCAACATCACAGTCTTCTTGCTTCATTCCGCGTTACCTATACTCTTATCCTCACGAATAAGACTGGCAATCAATTTTACCATCAAAACGTTAATCTTCAATAGAGTTCGCTACGCTCTACCCGTCTATCTTTCCATCAGATAGACTGCTCTATGTTACCATAGATGACGAGACTATATCTCGAACCTCCGACATTACTCGGTAAGGATGCCTTTATATAAAAGCATCGTAGGTATTCAGTTTATTCCCTACGTCTCCCCCGTTTCCACTCGCTTGAGTGTACTGGACGCAACTCCATAGTCGTTGAACACACTCCATATCCTGATAAGGATTTAGGAGCTTCGCTGCGGACTTTCCTACGTGATAACGTCTTTACTATAAACCCACACGTTATTGTGAGCGGCTATTACTATCTTTCGATGTAATAGGAGTAGTTATCATAACGGCTATTCCCGCAATTAGAGGGTTAACCTATAACCATTTCTGATTAAAGGCGCAATTCATTAAGGCAATATTAATAAATATTAAATATCAAAAGGTTTGACGTAATCGTATTTAAAACCCTGTATGATTCCATTGTTGTAGTGTATACGTTTTTCTAAGCTATTAAACTTAATACCTTTAGAATCAGCATAGACTTTTATGGAATCCCATACCTGGGTTTCACCTGTTTCTAGATTGGTTATTCTAAGTTTCTTAGGCTTTTTATTGGCTGGGTTCATGTTAAACTTATAAGGTTCCAATTCCTTTACAGATTGTTCTATAAGTTTATCTGTTTGCTCTCTGGTTTTAGAATAATCTCTAAGGTAATACCAACGATACCCTTTATAATAATTCTTAAACCTACCAGCCCCGTTACAACCAATATACCAGTTTATTAAACCAGGAGAACTTCCGAACTTCGATGCAGCTACTCTGTTATTAGAAAAGATGATACTATCTTTTTCGTTATCAGGATTGATCGCGATAACTAAACGGTTACTCCCGTTCTCTTCTAACATTACTACATCGTCCTTAGTGAACCCATTAAACTCATTACCTTTAAAGGTTAAATCGTATTTAAGTTTAAATGGTCTAATCTGTGGTCTATTTAAGATACGATGTATTGTACCACCGTTAGTCTTAAAATGTCTACCACACTCCCATATGGTTTTAAACTCTAAGATTTCACCAGTATCTATATTTTTCGCTAACACATACTTGTTATCTGGACGTAATCCAGTTTGATAAGCATGGGTGCAATTCTCAGATGGTGTCACCCATTCGAGATTAGATACACTATTATTGTGTTTGTTCCCATCTTTATGGTTAACATAAATTCTTTTAGGATTATCGTTAGGTATAAATGTGGCAGCTACTAAACGATGAATAGGAATTTTCTTATATAATAGATAACCCATACTACCATTTGGTCTACCAAAAATTTCCCTATTGTTGCCTAATACTAATCCACATCTAGATACTGGCATCCATCCAGTTTCTTTAACTGCATAAAAGTCAATACCATCTACGGTATTTACCTTTACAGGTTCTTTATAAGCTTTATTTTTCATTTGTTTTCCTTTATAAAAGTACTATTAACGAAGCATAAAGCTATACGATTATTGTCTTACTAATTTTTATTTAATATTTTACTATTAAGCTTCAAATGTGATATCGGCATTATAGGCAGAAAGAATCATTACACTTAAACTTATTGTATTATCATTGATATCATCACTTTTAATCTTAGTAATGTATAACTGTTGAATACTACCACGTAATAGTGTCGGGTTACGGTTAAAACAACACGGTAATCCTTTATACGGGGATTCTGCAATCAATTCTTTCATGTACTTATCGATAAGTGGATGATACCTATTTACATGTCCTGTGAGTAAACCTGTAATCTCATTAGGACTATACCCATCTTTAAAGAGTTTATTGGTTAAATGTAAACGCAATAAACCTATTGCCATCGCCCATGGAACGTGTAATTCATTATACTCGTGTTCTGCGTGTAATGAGGTAATCACGTTACGAGCTGAGAATGGCATCCTTGTACCACAAATGTGTTTACGAATAAGACCTTCTTTACGTCCTAGACTATCTTTTTGTTGCGCTCTATAATAAGCCGCTAAAAGATAAACACATCGAAATGCAGCAGCTTCCTTTGCTGATTGACTTGGTGTATCGATTCTTGTTTTAAGTGATGTGATAGTGCGTGCGGCTTCTACTGCACCGCCGAATTTTAGAATCTCACCATATCTGCCTGTCGATGTTTTCTCAGTAACAAGAGAGATACGATTGGGTAAAGGAAGAAATTCGGTAAACAAGGTATCTTTGTGATCCTCTAACCATCTACGTATATCTCTACGTTTATCTGAAACAGACGTATACATACGTGGTCTTAATAAGATATCAATATATTCCCAGAAGTTATTGATAAAATTATTATAACCGCGTTTTACTCCGGCTTCTCGTAATTTATTAATGACTTCGACTTCATGGAAGTTACCTTTATAATGGATATCACAAATCCATCGAATAACATCCACTTTATTCGTTTCAAACGTTTGGCTTAACTTGCTAAACAATGTAGGGGACATGAATGCCACTACACCATCTGGCACTTTAATCCATAGATTAGACTCAATTGGTACTTCAGTGTGAGCTAATACCTCACTATTACATTTACTGCATGTTTTACCCCGTAAATGTCCTCCTACTAAATGTCCACATTCACAACTCGGTACCATCGAGAATGTCGCGGTATCGTAAGTGGTTAATAGATATTTATTAAGAAGTTCTTCATCTTCAGGGTAATTAGTATCTAGGTCATTTACCAATAGAGGTGGTTTCTTTAGACTATTTAAAACTGCATGGTAATTAGTGGTATCTAAAGCTAAACCACTGCTTATCTTCCCACTAACCTCTTTGACGTCCATCCGTACTCCTCTATAATTAAAAATAAAATAATTAAACTGACATATAGGACTATTGGACACAAACTTCCAATAGTCCTATAATATTTTAGTCAGATAACAAGAGACCCATTGTTGAGTCTCTTATCAATTATTTATAGGTAACTATTACCTAGAGCGTAGCTGTTGTAGTTACGCCATACACCAGTAGTGGCTTGTTGGCCGTTACCGTAGTTATATCCGCCGTATACAAACTGAGCAATTTGGTTAGGTTGGATACCGATGATAGAGTTACGGTTACCACGTTCAACTGTCGCGTTGTTATTGTAGTTGTGTTCAATAGCAATAACACCGTTAGCATCGTTCATTGCTTGTGATAACGCAACAATAAATGCTGAGTTGAAGGTTAAACGACGAGCGAAGCCAGTGATTTCGTAGCTACCTGCGAAGTACATATCGTAGATCGCTTTACGTTTGCTGAAACGTACTTTATCATCTGGGTAGATTTGGCTATTGAATGAATCTTGGAAGTCACGAGCCACATTGATATCGATTAAGTTAGCAATGTAACGATAGTCGATTTCAGATAATGGACGTAATTCACCTTTATCATTCACGTAGTAACCTACTTCGATACGATCTGAATCTACAACGATTGGATCTTTACCAGACCAGTATTTAGCGAAGTTACCATCAGTTAAGTGGTTACATGCTTGGCAAATGATTTCATTTGCTGTTGCTTGGTCTTGTGAATTACCAGACACACCAGATACGTATAAGAACGGTTGTTGTAAGTAGGTTAAGTCACCTAATTCATCAACGTCTAATTTGATTAATACATCAGATTCGATATATTTCATCATGAATTGTGCAAAGTTGAAACCTTCAGCTTTAGTGTTAGTATAACCTAACTCTTCACCTGGGTATGCAACGTCTGCAGTAATCATACCGATATCTTGAGGGTCTGCACCAATAGTTGTAATCGCATGGTTAGGACGGAATAGATTCCACCAGTTGTTGTTAGTTGCTAACAATACTGCAGAGTTTAACGCCAACAATTGAGTTTCTAATGAACCACCTTCGAATTGGTTATCCATAGAAGAGATAACGATCGCTGGACGGAACATTGGGTTAGACATCATTGCTGGATTGAAACCATAACCCATCATACCTGCTTGAGCCATTTGAGCGAATTGTGGATTACCACCAGTGTAAATTAATTCACCCCATGTACGAGTTGCAGAGAATGGAAGTTGACGGTTCATTGCTAATGAGTTTTTCGCTGCTTTTTCAACAACTGATAAACGCACTGCTAAGTCGTTACGTACTGGTAAGCCTACAGATGTTGCAGATAAACCAGGATTGAACTCCATACGCGCTACTAAGTTTTCATCCGGAGATTTCATTGCGATATTGAAATGCTCACGGTTAGAATCTAATGCGATTAAAGATGATTCTAATGCATCAGAAGCGTAGTAAATGATACTACGGATTTGAGCTTCGTTAGATGGTTCTAACTTAGTAGGGATAACGCGACCAGTAACTAATAATACTTCACGATTTACGTATTTAGGTAATGACGCTACGTATTTAACGATAGCTTGACCCAATTCACCATCAGAAGTTAATAATTCTTCAGTTAACTGAGGAATTTGGATAGTCGTTGCTGGAGTATTGTACATCGCTGGGATTTGTAATACTTTATCAGCTAATGAGTGATCTGGATCTTGGATTACCCATGGGAATACTGCAACGTGAGAGTTGTAGTCACGGATAAATAAGATAGCAGATACTGCTGAACGGTTTGTTGGGCCGTCAAAGATTTTAAATTCCCAGTTATCGCGATCTGAATCTAAATCTACTAACTGTTCTTTTACAACTTTTTCAAACGCTGTTAAGAATGAAGCTACACGTGCACCAGTTTGGTTGTATGGTACTGTACGACGAATACCGTTTAATAAACCAGTACCACGTTTACCGTTTAAAGTGCTAGCTGGTTGGTTAGCATTAACCCCAGCAGTGAAGTTAGGTTGTGCCGCAGATGCTTGAGCGCCTGCTTCTGCACGGTATGCTGCTTCAGTTGGTTTTACACCAGAAGTTTCTGCTGATAACGCTGAAAAATCATTTTTACCTGTAATTGCCATGATAAATCTCCTGTTATTAATTGGCCAATTAATATTAAATGAATTAGAATACAGATTGTATTCCAATTAGATAATATAAGCTTAAAATTTCTTTGCATTTTAAACTTATAAATCATTCTTTAAGTTTGAACAGTACAAATAGCTCATTTAAGCTTTCTGGATGTTCAACTGTTCTTTCTTCGAGTACCTTGTAAATATAATCAAAGTAATCTTTATCTTCTTCACGTTGTGCTTTCGTTAAACGGTCTAAAAGTAAATAGATAAATCTAAACCAACGAGTATCCACAAGGGTTTCTTTTGAATACAAGTTTAAGGGCACTGGTACATTAACCGTAATATATTCTTGACGGGTGGAACCAGAAGAAATTCTTGGTTCTAAAACCGAACCTTTATTTTCTTTATTATAATACCCACTAGCTATAGTACTGGACTTAGCAATCTTCAATTGTTTAAAATTGTGGTCAGCGTAAACATCTCCATTTTTAACATCTTTCCATTCAACATTGATCGTTGACCAACCATCGTCTTCTCGTTTAATACAAAAAGTCTCATCAAAACTCTCTAGTTTTAATAATTCAACGATTGGGTTGTCGTGATATCTAAATTCATCGTACCAGCAAACAGAAATCGGTTCTTTTACTTCACGTTGTCGATAGTCTGGATAATCGACAGTACAATGAATAGAAAATATCACATCACGAACTGGAAGTTTATTTTCAAACGAACGATAATAAACAGGTACTAGTTCCATAACTGGAATTAATACATCATTTAATTTCGATAACTTCTTAATCACTTCTATTGAAAAATGATCATCAATAAGATTGACTACTTCACCGAAACATGGTTCAACAAAAAGATAAAGTAACTTCGTATTTGCATCGTACAAGATACGTGTTAGCTTTTTGTTATACGTGCAGAGCAACGTATAAAGATTTTCTTTTTCTTCTTTCGTATATTTAGTTGATATTTTTTCATGTAGTTCTGGGAATGCCCCATACATGGCTGTCAAGCTTAGTCTATCGTAGTAATATTTACTACAAGACCCTGCATGACTGAAAACAATGTTTTGTCTCATTTTTAAATCTCCGTACAAAATGAATAAGTTAATTATCCTTAAGATATAATCACTTAGATAATATAATTCTCATTTTATTTTGTATTTTCAGCTAAACACGTTAAAAATCGAAAGATATCTAAACATAACCCTAACCCGCTACAGAATAGCGAGTTAAGTCATGCATACTAGTTTTACATACTATATTAGTTTCGATTTTTTTATACCTATTTTATAGTAATTACAATACAGCCACAATTAAAGGAATTTAAACCATGTTAACATTCTTACATTCGTCTAGAAATAAACAACCACCTAGAGTGCCTGCTAGACTGAATACAGTTAAAAACAATATCTTTTATAATTATAAAAGAATAACCCGTTATTGGCGGGATATGAACTGGACTGTTAGAAGTGACCATATATTAGTGGGCATCCTCAATGGTTTAAGTAGTAGTACTAATGAACCATCTAGTAACTATAGAATTGCTAGAGATGTCGCTTTAACATACACTTCACCTAGAGGAATCGTTTCTCCAGTTAATTACGGTAAAGTTCAATTTAAATCAAACTTCTATGGACATGAGTGTCAAGAGATATTAATAGAACAACCTTTCGATGACGCTATCGAACAACTCTTTACTAAACACTATAGTGAATGGGACCCAGTGAGAGTGGTTTACCATCCGTTTACTTCATTTGATTATCAATTACCTAATAATAAAAGAAGACTAAGTGAAGAAAAAGGGATTTGTATTATTAAGATAGATATAGGTTTATTATTTGCTCAATATAAAGCATGGCGTAATGATAAACTTGCTAGCCAATACGATGAAGAGACAAGTAAAAGTGTAATGAACTTTATACACAGTTACCCTATCACCAATATGATGAAAAGTCATTTGGAAACTGTTTGGTTCAATAGATTGAAAAATAGATACTTCGGTGTAGCGAATAGTGATAATAAATCTGATACACGTTTAGCGATGAGTAGTAGTTATTACCATGTGGATGAAGTGCATGATGATATCATTCGTTATTTAAATCTAAGTCGTGGTAGTGTACAAGACTTTGCATGTTGGATACCCGGTATATTTACAAACAGTTTAAAAGATTTCTTAATGGATGATACCGTTATGAATACCCATCAAAATAGACTTGCAAAATATCTTGCTGAAGTACCTTATTTATCTTTACTATTTGGTATTGATTTTAAGATAGAATCAAAAGCGAGTGGGATGGAGAGAAATGAATATATCCGTAAATTTAAGATTATGGATTCAGGTAAATTGTTTAGTACCATTCGTAATTTAGATTACGATACGACTCGAAATTATTTTATTGAAAATATCAATATTTATACGGACAACATATAAGCCAGAGCTAAGTGCTCTGGCATTATGTTTAATCTTCGTAGATAGAAGATGGAATAGTGAATTCAGGTATTTCATCTGAACATAATCTTGTAAGCTTATCATTCTGAACAAAATAACCGAATGACTCAAGTAATAGGTAATAAGGTGATGTAATCTGGAATGCAAGTTTACGAGGTTGCATACCTGATACTAATTCTTGAGGTACTCCATGACTACGCACAATTGCTTGAGGAATATAGAACGTAGTAAGATGTCTACCATTATTCTTCAAATCTACCCAATCAATTAAACGCTGAGCTAACTCTTTATCTTCAAAACTACTTACCCAATCATCAAACTTAGTTCGAGTATTTGGTGTAACGGATACTTTAACCGCGTCATATGGTGGTGGTGCGATGCTACCATACTTAGGTGCAAACACATCTTCCCATAATTCATATCCACGCTTATAAATAGAATCCTCAGTTTTATAAGCATCTTTTACTTTAACTTGTCCACGCTGTAAGAACGTTCCGTCACCTTCCTTCACAGAAAGATAAACATCATGTTCTATCTTAGCCACTTCTCTTACTAAATCACGAATACTCACTTTTTTATCAGCTTCTATTGTATTCATGAAATAATCAAGTTTAGCATGGAAAGCTTTAGTAATATCTGCTGGCACTTTACCGTGTTTCAAACGCACACCTTTGATCTCTGTTTCCATTTTTGTTCTAGGAATCATGATACCTTCTTGTGCATCTTTCTTAGCAAAGTAATGTTTACCTGCAGATGTGGTAGTAAATGAAGAGAATAAGAACTCATTCTTCATGGCGATTAATGGTTTTTTCTCATCGATGATATTCAATATCCCTGTCATCATCCCAAGAATATGGGCAATGTGTTGAGAAGTCATATACACCGCTGTAGCAACCAATCGCATTGATTTATCATCGTGGATAATCTGACCAAAATACCAATCTACCCAGTGAGTATCTAACGAGAATAATGATGAGTCTGTATCTGAACCTAATACCACACCACGCATCATATCTGGAACACGTGCTGATTCAAAAGGCATAATCTCAGTTACCCAGAAAGTCTTGATAAGATCACGATACTCTTCAAACACTTCAATCGTGTTTTTCACTACTGCACCTACAATTGGAACGATATCAGGATGTTCTGACATGGCTGTACGTACACCTTTACCATTACACAAATCAGCAACATAAACCGCAACGAGTGCAGCTAAGTCATCATCCATGACATCACACCATTCTTTTGCTTCTCCAAGAGGTAATGGTATTAATGTTTTACAATCAACGAGTTTGTCAAACATGGTTCTAACAAACTGTTCATTGAATTGTCTCAACATGTATAAGTCGCTGTTATATAAGTAACTAGAGCATTGTAATGGAGTAAGTTTATTAACAAATTCAGCAATTTGTTCTAGATGTTTAGGTGATACCCAATATAAATCCGTACTACGTTTAATTGCCCACATTAATTCATCAGGGGTAACGTAATGTAAATTATATTTTTCCATTACCTCTTGAACTTCATCAATATTGGTAAACGTTAATACTGCAAGGATATTATTAATAATAACTTCATTATTAAAGTAATGTCTATAACCACCTAAGAATTTCTCGTTGGTAGAGTTTGCAAATGACGTTGTACTTCTACAAATACTGGTAAGTGTAGAGTGTCCCGTTTGATTATACAGGATAGTCCCTTTTGCTGCTTTTGCACCAGAAGATGAGTTATTTAGAATTTTAAGCATTAACTGCATGTTATCATGATAATCCGCCATGATATCATCGCCACGTTCTTTTGCCTTAAACTTATTCTTTTTCTCAATACTACGATTTTTCATGCCGATACGTAAGAAGTTGGATTCTAATGATTCCATGCTTTTTTCTGGCAAATACGTTGTAAAGGTTGGTACAAATTTTAAATCTTTTACAGTAACATCTTTTAGATAATCTAACATCGTTGTTACTTTACGTTCCCTGTCATTAACAGGATTTTTAATGTTCATTAACATACGTGGATTAAAGATAGGAAATTCTCCATCTTTCTTCATGTTCGTTAATAACCATTCTCTATATTTAGCCTCATCAAGATTAGGATCTTGTATTTTAGCATACGTTACATTTTGGTCTACGTATAAACCAACGTAATCTAAGTTACGACGATATTCGCTGTAATCTTTTCTAAATACGGGTTTTATTTCTTGCATTTTGAGTACTCTTCTTGAAATTTATAAATAACAAAAAAAGAAACATTTAGATAGGAATAAACATATATCCCTACCTTAATGGGTAGGGATATATGTACTATTCAACAGAAACATCTTCTCTCGTTATCGTTACATGGTAACCACGACGAGCAATAGCATTTCTAATTAAAGCGATATCTTCTTCGGCACAATTGATTATACCGAATGTCACTTTATTTTGCTTATAGACTTTAATAGTATCGGCATTGATCCAAGGTAATCCAATAACTCGATATTCTTTATCTTGCGTTTTAACAAGAAGATAAGAATACGATTCAGGATTATTATCCATGGTACCTTCCGGCACTAAACGATAAACTTGTGCATGTAACGCATACACGTCAGTGCCGAATTTATCGCATAAGTTAGCCGGTATAACACCTTCTATTTTAACAAGACTGTAGTCCTGTGGTAATACTGATGATACATGTAAATCAAATGATACCGTATCTCCAATATCCATTTTACCTAAAATGTTCTTACTCATTATTTTCCCTTATACGTAACTGTTAATCGCAATTTCAACGGTTTTGTTTTTAAGATACACATGTTCCCTTCTTCGGTAACAACGATATCTAAAAGACGTTTTACATCACAGTAGTATTTTAACTCTTCTATAAATTGTTCCAAATACGCGATTAGTTCATGTTTAATAACATGATACTCATTTTCAAACATACCATCGAATATGGTCACTATCGGATCGTCACCTGTACATGGCCAGAAGGTTTTATAATGCATATAGTTAATTATACAAGATCTAACGTTGGCTATTAACTCTTTTAACTCAATGGTTCGATTATGGAATCGACGATCGATATAGTGGAACAATGTAGTAATATTAGCTAGGTTATTGGAACGCATTAAGGTTGTTTGTACTTCCATAACGAAATACCTTATTAAATTAATTCGATATTAATAACTGCGTGAGAACTATTCTCTTCAACGGCAAAATTAAAATAACGAATACCTTTCATATCCCATTGACTTATCACTTTAAAACACTCAGATACTAAGTCTAGAAATAAGGTTACGAAATATTGTTGAGTATCTGTTGATTCGCAATACTCCTCTGCAACTGTACGTAAGAATAACGCTATTCCCTCATCTCCTTTTCGGTACGCTTTCTTGTATATATCGACATAGCGGTCGAGTACTTCATTAAGACGTTTTGTCGGTACTGCGTCAGTTACTTCTTCCTCTTCGTATCGTGTTAATAAACGTTTTAATACCGGTATGGCATAATGTCTAAACACATAACGTCTTTTACTATTGATGATAGCATCTATATCTGAACTTTCCAATTTAGCATAGAACCGATTCTTATCGAAATTAACTTTAAGTGAATCGGGATCTAATGTAAAATTAGGTTTTTCTGCTAGATTGTTCATAATTACTCCTGTGTCTGAATCACTAATACACCATTTTCAATGGTAAAGACGTCTGGTTTCTTTCTTATACCAGCACTCTCCAATAGTACGTGTATTTGTGGATAAAACGTTGTAAACATTTCTCGGAACATTCTTTGCTCATCTTGAAAAGTGTAATTGGTATCTTTCGGTAATAACCCTAACGGATAAGCCCCTACACAAATTAAAATAAAATCATCATCGTTGATAATCGCTTCTTCAAAACTCGCTAATACATCCATCAAAGGTTCTCTAAACCTTGATACATTAATTAAAGTTGTTTTCATTCTTGAACCCCTCGACATGTTCTAAAATTAAAGTTCCCGTACTTTCATCGTAAGCATAATACATCAGCTCATCAACTTTTACCTGTTTAGATAATTGCTCAACGTAATGCCTTCTTATAAACTCGTAGATAAATGATGTAGCCTGTAGCATTCTAATGAATATAGGGTCATCGTATACCTCTGGTTTCATCACCATGATTTCGTTTTCGAATTCATCAAAAATAGCTTGTATCGGAGGAGCAACCTCATCGATAAGTCCATTTAAAAATGCGGTGACTGCCATATTCCAAGAATATCGCATCACGAAATCTACATTACCATCCAGGGTCTGTAAAAATGCTTGCATTTGTTCTTGCCTTAATCGCACGATGTAATACTGCTGGAACATACGCTTTTCTCCTTCTATCTAATATATACAGATAGTCTTCATCATACTCGAAATAAATAAACTCCTGTGGATATATGACAAATTCGGGTATTAATTCTTGCGTGATATTTTCTAACTCTTTTAGAAAAGCCAAGAAAATCGTTTCTCTGTCTAATTCATTACCCTCTTCATCGATTGCTTTCGTATTTTGTAAATACTCATTTAACGCATTATCCTCAATGATACCATTAAAGAGTTTCATAATAGCATTCATGTCTTCTTTGAAAGAGGCAGACGTAATCACATTCTCACGATTGAAGATATTGTTATCGAATAACCCTCGATATAATGCAACTATCCTATTTATAGGAATAAGATGGAGTTGATTTCGTGGTAATAAAGGCATTTTTATTTTAATCCCTGTTCGTAGAATTTGTTAATACGATAATCCCCATCATCAGTGACTATCATGGTATCTTGTTTAAGTTCTACTTTATACTCATTATATTCATTTTTGCTAATACCCAAAAGATATCGATTAATGATGTTATCTCTTCTCGATTTCTCATAAAGCTCAAGCTCGATAAGATCTATCACGTATTCATAAATTGGATACTCTATATCGTAATCTTCGTTATAAACTACTGCATCGATATCGATATTCATTTTTAACAATAAACGAATGATTCTCAAACGCGTTTCTTCGCTTAAGCTCTCATTTCCAAATAGATTATTTCTTCGATGTTCATTTAATCCAGCAAAATCATTTACGATATACGCATCAGCTATATGGTTTAATAATGTTTTTACAGAATCATCGATTTCATCACCAAGTAATTCTAATCTTCTCAAAACTCTAATGACGATTTCTTTAATATATCGATCGGTTAGTTTTCTGTCAAATAAAAATACCTGCGGATTGTCTAAATAACTCACGGTAACCTTCTATACGGTTTCTATAATCAATAATTCCTCTAATATCTCAATATTAATGATATTTAAAGTACTAGAGCCTAATGTAGTTAAGAAATAATCTAATTGATCCCGAATCATTCCACCGAAGTGTTCTAAAACGTAATCAGAAATCTGTTCCTCATGACGGTATATGGGTACAATGTCCCAAAAAGATGGATCAATTAAATCAATATCAGAATAAGTTTCTGACGTAATGTTAAACTTTTTCTGAACTTCAGGTTTCTGAAGATATTTTAAATAAGAAAACTTAATGACATCTTGAATATCTTCATCCGTACAAAGCTCTCTACAGTTACTCACATCGTCTATGAGTTTGGATATATTGAAAATAATTCTTTTCAGTCCTGACATACTTTTTACCCCCTACTTATTATAAGGCTCCTAAATAAATTTCTATTGCATTTTTTAGTTTACCTATACATTCCTATAGCTTATCAATTAGATAATATAAGCCTGCGATTTAGACGGCATATATCCCACCTTTTTAGGTGGGATTATGTTTTATTTAAATTTACCTATTAAAGACTTAATAAATCTAGCATGTCTAGGTACATCTGCCATGAATTGGATTTTACGCCATTTGTCATTATAGAATTCTTCGTATTGTTCGCCTGCATCAGCATAACTTTCAACAATATCTTTAAACTTACCTAACTCTTGACCACCTACAAGTTCAGTGGTATCAATTTCAATCACTAAATTATTATAAATATATTCTTTAGCAGCTAATACACAAAGCTTGGAGAATTGCTTCCATGCTGCTTGTGCGAGAGTACTAAAAGTAGTATCGTTGGCTAATATACATCTTAAATGTGGTGTACCGCCAGGCATGATAACATCTTCCACTAAAAGAGTCGCACCATTGACAATACGCACATTAGATGTTTGTGACAACATCATAGGTTGTAGGCTTTTTGTTAAGCCTGTAAATAATTCGTTATTTTGGTTGTTATTACATCCACCATTGGTGTAAGTCGTTGCATTTGATAGCCCTTGGAACATGCTATCCGTACTTACACTATTCATACTGTAGAATATCAGTGCTAACGCTGAGGTGATTTCTCTTCCATTGGTTAGTCTTTTGGGTATATGTATACAGTATTTATCGTTTGAAACCTTTTCAATTGGTAGTCCTTTGAGATCTATCGTTACCTCTGTTGCTCCTGCTGTATCGCAATCTCGTCGTACAGGTCCATTGATGATTTTCTCTATGATTAAATTATCAAGACTAGCAGGCATGAATGGGTCGCGGCGCAACTGATTAAATTGAACAGGTTTAAAAGCTTTTTCCAAGATAGGTGCTGGAATTTTTCGTTTTATTTCCATCAGACTATACATTACTGCGTTCATTATGCTTTTCCTATTTTCTTATTATTATTTTATTCGTATGTGGTCATCCCACAAAACATATACAAGTATACTTAAAAAATTTAAGAGGAAAATTATAGATGTCTATTCGTTTATACGCATGCGGCGGTACTGGTTTAAATATCGGTAAAGACTTTTATAAATTAGAAACCATTCCTGGTTTCGCAGATATTAAAACCTGTTTCATCGATACCTCATTATCTAACATCCGTAGTAAAGACGGTAAAGTGATTGATGAAAGCGATGTATTCTTATTTGAAGGTTTAGATGGAAGTGGTAAGTTACGTGCTTCTAACTTTACGACTATTTCACAAATGACTAAACAAATCTTACAGCGTTTCAAACCTGAAGATATGAATATTGTCGTAAGCTCTGGTTCCGGTGGTTCGGGTGGTGTGATTTCTATCACTTTAGTAAAAGAACTTCTTGAACGTAATGAAACTGTTATCGTCGTTATGGTAGGTTCTGAAGAATCTAAAATCACGATTGACAATACCATTAAAAGTATTCAATCTTTAGATGGTATTTCTCGTAAAGCGCATAAACCTGTTATTGTGAGCTATACACATAACTCAGCTTTAGCGAGTCGTCAACAAAACGATACTATCATGAAACAAACGATCACTGCACTTTCAATTCTGTGCTCTAAACAAAATGCAGAATTAGATACGGCAGATGTCGCTAACTTTGTTGACTTTGAAAAAGTAACAAGTGTAAAAGAAGGTGTCACTTTCTTATACGTCACTAACAGTGAAGAAGATGCCATTAAAATCGAACATCCGATTTCTTTAGCTTCTTTATTCAGTGAAGAAGGTAAAACGACAAGTAGACTTACCCCTGAATATAGCTGTGTTGGTTATACGCAAGAAAACGTATTAAAAGGTAATGACTTACACTTTATTACTTCACAATACGATATCAAAAACGTATTTGCTAAGTTACAACATCGCTTAGAAGAATTTAATGAAAATTCAAGTGCTCGTGTCATGACTAGCCCTCTAGGTGGTAATGTAGATAACGATGGTTTTGTTATCTAACCTTAAATAAAGTCAAACATAATCCCACACCGATTAAGGTGTGGGATATATGATTTACAATGAATCTTCAGACTCATCTTCACCATTAACCATCTGATTGTAATCGGCACGATTAGCAAATACCAGATCTTTATAATCAGGTATTCTTTTTAAATGGTTAAACATATCTGACAATGCATCAGGATGAATATTATCGTTTTTGTATAAATCAGTACATCCGTTTTCGTATAACGTGTTAATGAGCTTAAGACTCTTCTTATTGAGTCTCGCTACATCAAGTTCGGTGATGTACACGTAATATACAGACATAATGAATCTTAAAGCTTTCCACCCTTCTTGAGTATAAAAGTCTTTATAAGAATCCATGCTATCTAAATAAGAAATGTGTTTCTTAAGTAAAACAATAAACTCAGCCCAATCTGTTCTTTTCTGTATTCTATCAAAAACAGTTAATCCACCAAATGCCTTATCTTCAATACGCTCATCCATTTTTGAGAACATGAATTCTAAATCGTTAAACACGTATCCGATGATCGGGTCGATCAGTTCTTCAAATAAGACTTTTTCTTTATCTTTACTATAAAGTAAACCGTTAAAGAAATCGATTTTAAAGGCATAATTGAACATGGTAAAGATATTTACCAGAACACGTTTTAATTCATCTGCTTGACGGGCTTGAGTATACTCTAACTCGTTTGTAAGTTTCCATACAAGTTCCGATGCATCTTTATCAGTTGGTGTGCGATTCGATAAAAACTTCAAATCATCGCTCACGTTAAAAGCAACACACAAGGAAGCAAGTAATCTTCCCTGCTCGACTTCATGCGATTCAATAACCTTTGTGCTTTTATCTAAATAACCAAAAAGTTTACTTAGCTTCGACATCGTTGTTTTGAACCTCTTGTTCAAATTCATCGATTAAGGTTAGCACATTTCTGTAACCTAACTCGATATAAGAACTATCGATTTCCATGAAACCTAAATATTCTTTAATACCGTTAAAGGTGACAAACAATTTATCTTTAACTTCTTTGATCTTAGTGATCACGTCACGATAAAGATCAATGTCTTTTTGATCTAACATGCTTTCACGTTTAATACCCATTAATGTTTTCAATGTTTGTTCAGCTTGGAAAGAGAATAAACCTAAAACAGAGAACATGACACGTTGATCTAATTCAGCAACAATTTCTTCTTGTTGTTCTGGACGTAATACAACACAGCTGTTAAAACGTAAGTGAGCTAAGAATAGTTTTTCTTCTACTGCTTTGAATTCATTTACAAACTCTTCTGGAAGTTTATCATGAGCTTGTAAGAAGTCAAATGTACCCGCGATAGCGAACATGTTTTTAGCTGCTTCATGTTCACGGTCAAATAAGGTTGCACCATCTACTACTTTACATGCTTTAAAAGATTCAATACTTGATGCCACAATTTCATCAACGTATTTGTCATATGCAGCTAATGTTTCTTTATATTTAGTTAATTGTTCTTCATCAAAAGTTTCAGCTAAATTCTTAAGATAAGCCTGTTGACCAGCAATTAATTGCTCTTGGCTTAACTCAACATTAGCAAGTTGGTCTTGAAGTTCTTGTGGTAACTCTTGGTTTTCGATTTCGGACATTTATTACTCCTGTTATTGAAAAAAAAATAAGCCCATAGAAATGGGCTTACTCATTAAATTAAACATATTCGTTTAATATTTCTAAAAACTTAAATTCATCTAAGATAATCACTGTGCCTAAATCTTGAGCTTTTTCAAGTTTACTACCAGCGTTATCTCCTGCAATTAAGTATTGCGTTTTCTTACTTACCGTACCTTGCTGCTTAGCACCAAGTTTATCTAAAGCATCGATGATGTCATTTCTAGTCATTCCAGAAATAACACCTGTTACTACCACTGTTTTATCCTTTAATGGATTATCAGGTATAACGAGATCTTTATCTGTAAAAGTAAGATGATTTCTGATTTCATTAAGTTGGTTAATATTTTCTGGACTCATTAACCACTCCATTGCAGCATTACCACTAACGTTACCTAACTCTTTTACTAAGTTTTCACGAATATCTACACCGTCTAGATAATCTTCAAAATACTTAGCAATGACTTTAGCTTTAGTTTTACCGATAGTAGGAATACCTAAAGAATTGATAAACCTTGTTTTAGTTGTTGTTTTTGACGTTTCTAGAGCGGATAATAGTTTATCGGCTATTAAATCAGAAACGTTATCTGCTTTAACTAAATCAAGTTTTGTGAGTTTATAAAAATCTTGAATATTCTTTAAAACATTCAGATTATATAATTCACGAATAATTTCATCACCAAATCCTTCTATCTCCATGCAGTCACGAGATACAAAATAAATTAACTTCTGTATCTCCTGTTCTGCACAAGATCTATTCAGACACATTGTTCTTTCGCCGTACGTAGTTAATAAACTATTACAACTAGGACAATGAGTAACGAAATTAATAGGTTTACCTTGAGTGGATTTTTTATATATTCCGTTAAATTTAGGTATAACATCTCCACTACGAATAATAGAAATCGTATCACCTAAACTCACCCCTGTTTTCATTAAAAAGGCAGGGTTGTGGAACGTTACTTTATCTACTGTCACCCCATCTATATTAGTAGGTTCTAATATCCCAACAGGTGTAACTAAACCTGTTCTTCCTACCTGATAAACAATATCCTTTAATACGGTACTGTTTTCTGTAGGTGGGAATTTAAACGCAATAGCCCAGTTAGGGAATTTATTATTGTTCCCTAATTTCTCCTGCAATGATAACTCATCTACTTTAAAAACGACACCATCCATTGGGATAGGGTTTACGTAACGTTTTGAAAGAATATCATTATAAGCGTTGACCACATTAGGGAATGTATCTACGTGATAATACCCAACTTTAAAGCCAAGTGTTTTTAATAGTTCCAATCGGCTTTGATGAGTTGGATAAGCTGCTAAATTAACACTATCCTGTAGAGTGTAAGCAGTGAAAGATAATTTTCTTTCATTAACCGTTCTACTATCTAACGATTTTAATGTACCAGCTGCTGCATTACGTGGATGTTTAAAGATAGGTTTACCTTCTTCAACCATTCGTTGATTGATCAACTCAAACTGGTTTTTATCAAGATAGACCTCTCCTCTAACTTTAATATAACCCACATCAACCTTTAATGGAATATCACGAATTGTTTTCACATTAGCGGTAACATCTTCACCGACAAAACCATTACCTCGTGTGGTAGCTTGTTTCAGAATACCATTTTGATATTCTAACTCTACGGCTAAACCATCATATTTAGGTTCTGCTACAAACTTCACTTCACGATAATGAGTAATCCCATCATCACGTAGTTTAGTTAATAACCTTTCTCCCCATTTAATGAATTCTTCTATAGAGAAGACATTATCTAAAGATTGCATCATCTCTTTGCGTTCAACACGAATGAATCCATCAGCTGGTTTATCACCTACACGTTGAGTAGGACTATAAGGTAATATTTTATCAGGATTTGCTGCTTCTAGTTTTAATAACTCTTGATATTTGGTATCGTACTCAGCGTCTGATACTTCAGGGTTATCTAGAACGTAATAAGCATACGCCCATTTATTCAGTAAATTTACAAGTTCTTCCATAAGCCACTCTCAATGAAATCTTTATATTTAGGAATATCGACATAATCGTTAATAATTCTTTTAAAGGAATTATACTCTTTAATTAAACCATCAATGAAATCGTACTCGATAAAACGAATGTCACGTAAACACTCATCTTTTTCATCTATTAAAGCTTCATGTAATTTTAGAAAATACTCTAACGGATAATGAAATTTTGGTACATCTGCCTTTGGCATAACTTCTGAATATTTAGTCACACTGAAAAACACTGACATAATGTTGACAGCAATAAACATGATTTTTTCAACAATACTTTTATTCAATGTTTTTAATTTATCATTATCACCGGTAGTGATATATCCTTCTGTTTTTTCATTTAACAAATCCGTTAAATGCTTTAGATACCCTTCTATCATTTTAACGATAGGTGAATCTACCACTAACTCACCTATCTTAGAAGGTGCAGCCACATGAATACCGATTACATCGATATATCGCTCATAATCCCAATCCTCGAAAAAACGAACTGATGTAAAAGCGGGTAATAAATGATTTACATTTCTTTTTGGATCTTGTTCAAGATTCTCCACCGTTTCCATATACGGATATATTTCAGGCACATGTGTTAATCTAGTAATCAGCATACCCAAAGAAATTAATCCAGCAAGTTTTTTATAATGACGTTTTTTGGGTTTATTTAATAACTTTTCGATATCAAGGTTACCGATGATTCTTGAATAATCTTTTTTAATTTCCATTTTTAACTCCTGGACATACGTCCCTAGCACATAACTGCTAGGGACAAGATAAACATTTATTTAAGTTAATACGTAAAATAACTTAACGAATTTCGTTAGACGCACCTTTACCACCAGGTACAAATCCGACAATAGATACTGATGGTCTTCTAGTTGTAGCTTGTGTGTCATTACGTTGGTTCAAGTGTTGTTTAATAATATCAGTCACGATATCACTTGCATTACCACGTTTTAATTTAGGCGCACCACCAACGTTTGTTACTACTGCGATGTGATCTTCTTGACTGTGTTCAAGTTTACTTGGATCTTCTGCTGCTTGTTCGCGTAAGATGATTTCTTCAATTTCAGTAATTTCTACTGCAGACAGTTTATTATTCGCTTTAAAGAACTCAAAGATACTTTTAAGTTCTGGTTCATGAAGTATAGTAGAGAGTCTTTCAAATAATGAAATGTTAAAGCTATATTTCATTCGAATAGCAGAATCTAAGGAAGCAATAGCTTCATTAGATACACCTAATTCTGATAATACTTTAACAGCATTTAATGCTTCATTTAAAGTTGGTTTTGACATTTTTAAATCCTTATTTTAGTTTAGAGTGTAAATTAGTTAAAAACATAACGAGATCAGCATTACCTAATTTACTGATTTTGTACTGGAATTGTAAAGCAGCAATAATGTTTACGATCGTTTCGTATAACACGACTTTATTACTGCAATCTTCAACTTTTATTGCCACTAACTTTTCTTGAATAACATCTTTAATATCGTTATCCACTTTAGCCGTAGTAATAAATTCATTTAAATATTTTTCAATGGTATTATGGTTTTTAATGGTTTTCTTTTTATCTTCAGCAGATAAAGCATTTAAAGCAATGACCCCTTCCATTGATGTTGGTTCAGATGTATGGAGAGTATACGTTTTTATCTCACCAAGTAGATTTCTTTCTACTGCCCAGAAATAACGCTTCTTATTTATTTCAATTAATTCTTTTAAATCTAAACCTGTTGCAAAATGGATACCCACAACGATATCGGTATTAAGTACTTGATGTTCACCTTTTGCAATGCGTCTTAATGCACCTGCAAAGTAATCTACACCAATCGCTAAATCATCTATCGTTAAGTTATTAGGTTTTAAATAAACGTTATTAACGTGTTCGATTACAGAGATTGGTGCATCAAGAAGTTCCTTAGATTGATCAGTCATTTCAGACTCCTATAGAAATTTTAATAATATTTTTTACATATATCCCTGTATCTATATAAATAGACACAGAGATATACTTTATTATTAAACCTTAAAGGTGTTCAGCTTGGCCACCAAGATTTCCAATTACAGAATTACTTGTCGGCGCTGCTGGCTTTGGGTCTTTTGGGCTCTCGCCTTCTGAAGTAGGCGCTGCTACAGGTTCAGCATCAAGATGATCTGTTGCTGGTGCTATAACAGGTTTTTCCTGTGTAGACTCTGCCGGTGCAGGAGCCGCTGGTGCAGCTGCTGGAGCAGGTGTTACAGGTGCAGCTGCAGCAGGTTGTGCAGTTGTTGTAGCTGCTGGTTTTACATCACCTTTAGGTGGTTCAGCCGCTACTGCAGTTTCACTACCTTTAGTTTCACGCTTAGCTCTTAACGCTGCGTAATGATCTTCTTCTTGTTGAGAAAGTACTGTACGAATAGCAGTCGCATCAGTTTTAGTACCAGTAATTAAACTACACACTAAACCCCATGCTAGGCTGTTTGGCATACCTTCAGAAATAAACTTATCACCTAGTTTAACTGCATCTTCGGAACTACCTTGAATAACTCTAGTTACCATTTTTATACCCTTTTTCTTTTTCTATTACATTTTTAATATTTAAAGCAAGCGTCATTGCTTGTTTGCATCCTAACGATAAAGAAAAATCGTCGTAAGCATCAGCAATAACTCTCTCTTCTGACTCAGTATAGTCAAAAAAGATATGTTGCATTGTTACGTATTTAGCCATTTTTTAAATACTCTTTTTTTATTTAAACAATTAAGTAACATACAGTATGTTACAAAACATCTGTACTTAACTAGAGGAAAAGGGAGATTATGGACGTATTAAATTTTATAAAAGAATGGATAGAAAACATTTCTTATTGGATTTTCCTATTAAGTATAGGAGGTGTGTTACTTGTTGTAATAAGTTATCCATTCTTAAGAAAACTACATTCCTATAAAGCAATTTTAGGATTATTGATGACAGGATTCGGATTTTTATCCGCAATCGGTCTAGCGATCATTGCATGGCTAATCATAGGCATGTGTTTATACAAATTCTATTTTGATGTGATTTATTATTATCATCATCTATTCAGTTAAACATATATCCCTACCCTTACAGGTAGGGATATATGGCCGATTAATTTATTTTCTCATACGGCACTAAAGTCCAAGCATTATCGATATACATATATCGATATCTGGATGGTTTAAATGTCGTTGGATTTAAAGAACCAATGAATACATCACCCGTGAACTTACTGAATCTTAAGAAAGTTTGATTACCTTCTTCGTCTACAGTAGGGCCTTCAGCATAATGTTTCCATTTATCAGGTAATTGTTCTTTGTGCATTTGGAGTTCTAAAATAGTAGGACTTCTAAAGTCTTTTATCTTACCGTTTTTATTAGGAGCAAGATATAAACTTCCACTACTACTTTGTCTTAATACCATATACGTACCTTTCTTAGGTCCTTTGATATCTTTAAATTCAATATCAGGATCTCTAGGAGGAGCTATGGTTCCATCTGCTAATACCTTTCTTGTCGCTGAACAAGTTGGACACTTCATATACTTACCAAACATACCGGTATGTATCGTCATGGTATCACCACACATGTGACATTCACAAGTCTTACCTGAATGTTTAGGTTGGTAATTACCTTTTTCCACTGTTACATGATTACAAGCTTTATTATCACAAAGAGAGAGTTTAACTGTGTTACCTACGTAGTAATTATGCATAAGTGAATTACACTTAGTACAACGATTACCAGTAAGAAGTTGTTTTGCTAATTCATCTTCATCTAACAATAAAGATTCAGCAATAAGTGGTTTAGTTGCTTTACATTGATTTTCTTTATCGCTGTATCCAGAACAACCAAGGAAATAACCTTTACTACTATAACGTAAGGTCATTGGTCTACTGCAAACATCACAAAGTACATCTTTTATAACAAACCCACGGTTATCTTTCATCCCACCTTGTTCAGGTTCTTTTAATGCCGTTTCACAAGATTCATCGAGCTCTTTAAAGAACTTGTCTAAGATAGATTTATATTCAGATTTACCTTCAGCAATATCGTCTAACACAGCTTCAAGTTTAGCAGTATTATCGTAATCCATTAATTTAGGAAAACTAAAGTTTAATCTATCTGTTACTACTTCACCAATGTTTTTAGGAATAAAACGTTTATTCTCTAATTCAACGTAATCCCTTTCTTGGATCGTAGTAATAATGGTTGCATAAGTAGAAGGTCTACCTATACCACGTTTTTCAAGTTCTTTAATCAAACCCGCTTCACTATAACGTGCTGGTGGTTTAGTGAATTTCTGTTCCATCGTATTAGAAATGAAACTTAACACTTCATTTACCTTGAGTTCAGGTAAATCTTGTTCGTCATCATTTGATTTTTGAGAAACTAATTTCGTCCAACCATCAAAAACGACTACTCGACCTTTTGATCTTAAAACTGCTTGATCTTTATCGGTGGTGATAGTCACAATAGTATTATCGTAAATAGCATCTTTCATTTGACAAGCGATAAATTGGTTACGGATGAGATTGAATAATTTCTTACAATCTTCTTCCATCTCCATTGGCATCTTAGAGAGTTCACTAGGACGAATACATTCATGTGCTTCTTGAGCATTTGCTTTATTACTAAAGAAATTTGGTTTTTCAGGAAGATAACCTTTATATTTTTCCTGAATATGATTTCTCACCATCTCTAAAGCATCTTTACTGATCGCAGTACTATCGGTACGCATGTACGTGATATAACCTGCTTCATAAAGTTTTTGAGCTGCATTCATGGTTCGCTTAGTAGAAAACCCTAAACGTGTTGAAGCGGCTTGCTGTAGTGTAGAGGTAGTAAATGGTGGTCTAGGTTTACTGGTGGTTTGTTTAGATTCAATATCTTTAACTTTGTAATTAGCTTGTTTAAGATATTGTTCTAAATTATCACGATTCGCTTTATCTAAAAGAAATTTATTTAAAGCGTCTTTATCGTTACCATTAAAACTAATCAGTGCACTTTCTACTTTATTAGATTTGGTATTATTGAAAAGTACTTTTACTTCCCAATATTCTTCAGGAATAAACTTACGTATTTCCTGTTCCTTATCTACAATGAGTTTCACTGCAACAGATTGTACACGTCCTGCAGATAAACCACGTTGAACCTTACGCCACAATACAGGTGAAATCATAAACCCTGTCATTTTATCAATGAATTGTCTGGTCTTCTGTGCTTCAACCATATGTTCATCGATCTGTCTTGGATTTTCAAAAGCTTTAGTGATAGCACTCTTTGTAATCTCATTAAAAGTTACACGGACGTATTTACTATCATCACCTTTAATGGTATCTTTTAAGTGCCAGGCAATAGCTTCCCCTTCTCTATCTAAGTCAGATGCAAGATATATTTTATCGGCATGTTGAGCAAGATATTTTAGTTCATCGACGACTTTCTTTTTACCTTTATCAATAACGTAATGCGCTTTCCATTTACCATCATAAGGATTAAATCCTAAGGCATCGATAAGGTTTTCTTTTTTATCTTTCGTTTTGTGTTCCGTATCAGTCGCTAATCTACGGATATGACCAACGGATGATCTTACGATATAATCGTTACCTAGGTATTTATTAATCGTTTTCGCTTTCGCTGGTGATTCCACAATAACAAGTGATTTACCCATGATTGATTAATCCTTATTTGTTAATTCGTTTAATAACTGGTTTATTTTTAACCAGTATCTTTTCTTTTGCTGCTAAAAGATCGCTTAATGCGCTTATTAAAGTATTTAGTTTTGTTAATACCGTTTGATCGGTTATTCTTGGTATTTCGTTTTCACGTATCGCTTCCATGATCGATTTTGCTCTTTTAAGATAACTAACATGAGTAAGATACTGAGAACGAAGATTGTCTACTTTATTTTCATCGATCTTTTTAAGTGTTTTAATTTGGTTTTCTAATATACCTGCTAACCAATCTCCAACAGGCACTCCTTCTTCAATAGCAAAATGTCTATCCAATTGATCTTTAACTAAACTCATGAGAACCTCCTGAATGATTTAATTATTCGTTTACATTATTAACTTATATAGCCAGATAAAAAAATAAATATATTGGCATAGATCCCTATCCTTTTTCAGGATAGGGATTAACCTATTCACAGATTAAGCCGCTTCTTGTTGCTCTTCTGCTTCATCTTCTTTAAGTGCCCATGCTAACTCGGTTTCTTCTACAACTTTGTTAACGGACTCTTCTAAATCTTTCCAAGCATCTACTAAGCTATCAGTGATTCCTTCATCGTTGATATCCTTGTTACCTTCAATAACCGGTGTAACTGATTCGTTGATACGGTCAGTAATATTTGATGCTGATTCAAAAATAGATTCTGCTTTTTCGTTGTAAGCCATGATTTAATACTCCTAAATGTAATTGAAATAAGTGTGTTCGGTTAAGAACACATTAGATATTATCATCTATAAAAATAGACAATAGGGTTAGCGATGTTTCTTCTGAATCATCGATAATTTCTTACTGGCATTTCTGGTTTCTAACCAAAATAAATGCCGTCTTCGGTTAGCTGCTTTTAAACGTTTAGTACGCATAATACCTCCTTTAAGGTTAAACAGTATATATCTCGGATGAGACAAACCCATCCGAGATATATTTATAAGTACCTAACTTCAATTAGATAATATAAGCTTAAAATATTTATCGCTTTTAAGCAGCAGATGGAGAACCTGCGCCATAAGCTGGTGCTGTATCCCGATTATCAATATTATCTTTTAATAAATCATCTTTATCTACTTGAATCGTTAGGTTAGTCGGTTTGATACTAATAAGTTCTTCGATAGTTTCAGTCATGTTCTCATCTGTAACCGTAAGATTAGTAACGAGTTCACCTAAATCAATAACTTTACGTTCTTTAATAGGTACATCACCTTCACCTGCTGGTTGATAAAGATATAGGCCTTCTTCAATATAGATAACTTTGATACGTTCATCAATATAAATCTTAACATTACCGTATTTCCATGCTTGAGCAGTAACGTTATATTCGTCATTATGTTTAGTATCGTTTTCATCTTTAATGAAAGTATTAGGTAATTTAACATAATCATTACCATTACCCCATACAGTAGCTTCGATATTATTAATACCGTCCATTGCGCGTTTAAGATTATTAAAATAAAGAACGTTACTACCGTTATACGATAAATCGTAAACATTACCATCTTTACCTTTTACTCTTAAACCTAATTTGATATCCATGAACACATCGTATTCTTCATTAATGAATCCATTACGATAAATCACTTTAAGATCTTCTAACGTTTCATTAGGTGCTTTACCATACGCTTTACAAATACGACTGATATTACGCATCATGTAAGTATAGTTATTTAAAACACTATTTTTATCATAATGATCGAAACCAAGATTTTCACCCCAGATACTTAATTGTGCACCAATGACACCTTTATCAATATCTTCCTGCGCTAAAGGAACAGCGGTTTCATGTCTATCCCATGTAGAAAGATCCCAGTTACCTAATAAATCTCTTGCTGAGTATGTCGCATCATGAGACGTAAAATCTGTTGCTTTAGGAACCGCATAAGTATAATAACCCTGACAGTTAACCACACGAATACCGTGATCGATAAGATCTTTAGGCGTCGCTCTGATATCACGTAAATGTTGAGCTTGTTCTTGATCTTGTCTTTGACCATCCCATGACCAATATGTCACTTCGATACGATCATCTAGTCTACCAGCAACGATATCCTTTTTAAGTAAACTATCGTTCCATACACGCATGGTAATACCATAGTCGTATAAATGTTCTTGAATATTGTTGTAGTATTCAGGAATTTCATGAGACCAGTTTTCATTGAACGGAAATTCATCGCCACCAAGATGGATATATTTGATATTGTCTTGACCGATATCTGTAATGAGTTCATCTAATAAATCTTTAACAAGTTTACGAAGTCTCCAACTGTTAAAGTTCATCGTACCATCTTCTAAGAACAATTCACTATAATGTTGTTTTAATCCCCATTCATCTGCAAGAACTCTATTTTTGATAGCGTTACAGTGTCCTGGTGTATTTAATTCAAAGATAACATCAATATTTTTACTTTTAGCATAGTTGACAATATGTTTAAAATCATCCTTAGCTAAATTTCTATAGTGAGGATGACTGGTGAACAAATTAGTAGAACCATTCAGTATATTAAACGGATATACGATAGCTTCATTATCTGAAATATGTAATTGAATATAACTTCCATTATTCTGAGCTAAATAATCTATAGCGATATAAACTTCATCACGTGTATAACCTGTTCTAGCCATATCTAACATTAAACCTACTTGTTTACTGTTAGGGTCATAGACTAATTTATCCCATCTACCACGGATTTCACCATAGGTTTTACCGTATTTATTTTTCTCGCTTTCATCGCTCAAATCTACGGTATGCAATAAGAATATAGTACCCGCTTCATCGGTAGTTTCTAGCATGCCCTTATTTTTATAGTACTTTTTATCTACATCCCATTTCATGTATAAACCGAATTTAGCAAATTCCTCACGATAGTAAGGAAGTTCTTCAAAGGTAGGGGTAGCCCAAACGTTTAAACCATCTTCATAGAGAACATCTAAGAATTCATTTAACAATAAAGCGTTTAATTCTAAATCGATATATTCTTCACCAACGATATGATAAAAATCTGGTTTCGGGGACATGGATACCATGACTTGGTGATCTGTTAACTTGGTTAGTGGTCCATCGCTATTCGTCGATCTATAAGCAAATATGTCATACATGTCAAAAATATGAGCGGGTACCTGTGGGTTTGCTCTTCTCACTACATCACGTATTACATGATTAAGTGATTTTAGTTTAAGTTTCATAGTTGAATTTCCTTTATTTAAATGCGCATTTAGAATATAAAATTCCATAGTAATTAATATATCTGATAAAAATAAAAAGAAAAAAGATAACGGTAAGACATATATCCCTATCCGTATCACGGATAGGGATATATAATTGTTATTTAGTTGGTTTTGTTTTTAATAACTCACAAAACTTAAGGTCGTATAACAGATAATTTCTACCTGCTGTTACAGTAAACGATAAAGATGTAAATATACTAACCAATACTAAGATTGTCCAAAATATAATATCGTATAACCCAAACTCTCTTTTACCTGAAAAATAAAGATGGATAGGAGCACTATATATAAATACAAATCCTATTAAGTAAATCACTATACCAGTTAATAAAGTCATTAGTGTAAAAAATAATGTTAACATCAAACGATACAGATATTTGTACATTATCGTTTCACTCCATTTATTTCGTTAAACTTAAAAGCTTTTATTAAAAACTTTTTGTTTACCCAGTTAACGATACTACCACCTACTAGGAAAAGAACTGAAAAGTAAATAAGATGAGCTACCACGTATCTAAACATTGATTCATGGGTAAGCATATAGTCTAATATATCAGGACCAAATACTAACTTAACTGCTTCGATAAATAAATAACTTAAAGGGAAATATACCATACACGCTAATATCGTGTAACTAACCCAATAAGAAATGGTTTTCAATTTTAATCTCATTCTGCACCTTCTTTTCTTTTAAATCCAGCTGCGATACACCCATAACGAATATCTTTATCAATGACTTTAAGTGGTACTTCTTCATCATCGATCCCTATAACTAAAATATCTTCTTTAAAGACAGGTACTAACACTAATGGCATCAATAATAGAGATTCTTCGTTTTCTGTGTTCCATACGCCAAATCCGATATCTAATAATTGTTCTTTAGAGAATTGATCAATATCTTCTTTAGTGACAAGTTGATTTTCAAATACCGACTCAAGTACATAGTTACGTGATTTAACTAAAGCTTCTTTACTAGGTACCCAAGTATCGTACTCGATGTAACAGTTTAATTCATTAAATAACCATTGTTTATACCATTTAATCTTTTTGATTAATTCTTCTGGTGTTCTTGGTGATTTGTTTTCCATATTAGATTACCTCTTAAAAGTTGAAAAAATATTTAACACTTAAACATAGTCCCTAACACGATATGTGTTAGGGAATTATGTAAGTTGTGTTATTGCCTGTAATATTAATTTGGTACTCCCACGGGGATTCGAACCCCGGTTACCGCCGTGAAAGGGCGATGTCTTTGGCCTCTAGACGATAGGAGCATTAATTTGCATAATATATATTAAAATTTATCTTTGACTTCTTCGTAAACTCTATTAACATTTTCTTCAGTTGGAAGATGTTCATGATTAAATGTAATAGAGTGAAGTTTATTAAGCGCTGCAGTTATTGCGTATTTCAAACCGTATACATCAACAAGGTATTTATCTATTTTTAACGTACCTTCTTTCGTTGTTGTTTTTACAGTTTGACTAAGATTCTTACGATTTTCTTCGAGGATATGAGAATCTAATTCTGATAACATCTTATTTCCTCCTTTAAGAATTTGGCGAAGGGTCAGGGAATTTAACCACTGCACCGGTGTCCTGGACGATCAGCCGGTCGATACAATCACTCTTGTCGTGACTTCTTACCCCTCATAGTTTATAAGGTGCCCTCTTTCCATTTCTTTGTATACAAAAGGTGATTCTTTCAGGGTAATGGAATGTTACCCCATTAACTCTAAACTCCGTTCTGTCTCCGTTTCCCGCGTTTCCGTGCCGTTCAGAGGGGCGCTTGTCTGCCTCTAGAGTTAATATTAATTATCGACGAGTTATATTGGCCTTGTTCGTCTGATAACACTTTTAGTCCTTCGGGCATTGAACGTAAGTGTTACCGGTTACTATTTATGGTCTCGATTTTTCCTCACCAAGTAACCTGACACGTGAGAAAACCCTACAAGAATCACATAGGGAAAATTGGTGGAGATAGGCAGACTTGAACTACCAATGCCTGAGGCGGCTGATTTACAGTCAGCTGGGATACCATTACCCAATATCTCCGTGAATTCTTTTATTCGCTGTCTTTAAGTACAGCAATGCATTGTAGAGGTTTACCCTCTTTATCAACTAATGTAGTAAACGTATGGCTGTTTCCATGATCACTACTTATATACTGAATACCTTCAATACAATATCTTGACCAACGATCTCTACGTTCAATACGATAATCATCATTTACGTAGTAAGCTGGTATATTGGTCTCTACGTTAGGAACATCAGTATTTTTGTTAGAATTCGTTTTAGATGCTTGTTTAAGCAACATTTGATTAACTAAATACTGTTGAACCATCTGGTCGTTTACCATAGTTGGATTCGTATTTGCGTTTGTTACATTAGATAGAAATAAGCTACCTAATAAAGCAATCAAAATGATATTTTTCATTTTACACTTCTATAAAAGAAAGAAACAACTTACCCCGTTATCCAGCCCCCGAGCGAATATAGAGCAATGATTAAAGCTCTTTAAGTACTCACCGTTAAGCCGATGGAGGGATTTATTAATCTTTACAGTCTTAATCTTTCAGCTTTACATAGTTTTAAACTTTGAGCTTCTAATCTTTAAGCGCTAATCTTTAAACTTTAAGTATTTTATTTATACCAAATCGGACTCGAACCGATAACATTTGCTTTTATAGAGCAACGCTCTACCAGTTGAGCTATAGGCACAATATTTATAGTTTAAGCTATTTCAGTGCTTAAATTAATTTACCGTATAATTAAGTTGGGAACTTTTTAGCCTTGTGTTTACCCAGCAAGGAATCATAATTCATATTCTTTCGAATAAGACGTAAGTTGTTTTATAATTTTTGATTACAGTGTGATTACTGTAACGGCGTTAGATTCTGATAATTTATAATCGATTTCTTCGAAGAAGTTATCAAGTTTGTTAAATTCTTCACGTACTTTTTCGATGTTATCGATACCTACTACTACGATACGTGAATCTTTAACCACAGAGGTGCGTGCCGCATCTAAAATAGTTTCGTAGTTATCTTTAGAATCTAAGTTAAGTTTTTCAACCTGTTTACGCGCTTTATCTTCGATTTCAGCTTCAGCACGTTCCACAGATTTTTCACATTCTTCATAACGTTTTAATAACTCACGATAGAAGTTACGTTTAACGTGTACACATTCTTTAAGCGTAATAGCTTCAGAAATGGTCATGGTTTCACCATTGATTGTAATGGTAGTAACTGCATTTGATGCTTTAATTGCATTTTTTACTTTTACTAACTCATTGAATAAATCATTGAATGAATTGAAATTAGCATTAGCAGTTTCTGCATACTTTTTGCTACCGTCAGATTCACTACGTTGTTCTAAGACAGTACCAATATAATTACCGATGTTTCTACCACCAGTATCGCCTAATTCTTCTAAGCGACTAGATAGTGTTTTTACACGAGTCAATGCACGTGTGATGGTGTAAGTTTGTTCTGACATGACAGACTCCTAATAATTGAAATTTAAAGTTAAGATTTAAAGTGCCTTCTCTCGTTTTAAGAGGTACGATTAGACCTTTATAACGGAATTAATTTCGAACCCGATCCTGGTTCCTCAGCGCAGCTTAATCTATCTTCAGGCATTGATCTATTAATCTGGTCATTAAGTTTTCATGCGTAACTGGATCACTGTTACCCTAGTCTGTCAAACACGGAAACTTAAAAACACTGTTTGACAATTAGAACTTTATCTTCTAACACTACAATAAAGTAACGTTATTAAAATTCACTTAAAGAAAAATATTACATTACTTTAACGTTATCGTTTTACGATCTCCATATCTAAGATCATTTAAACTATCAAACGTTTCTATATCGTACCCTTGATTTAATAAGATTGCATCTAAGAAATAATGTAAATACTTATTATAACCTCTGGTATAAACATTGGATCTATGATAAACATTACGAGCTCTTGATGTTCTAATATAGAAATGATCTCTATTTTCAAATAACTGATCCAATCTATTGCAAGCAACATCGTATTCTCTCGTAGGTAAAGAATAAACAACATTAGGTATAGGACACCCTAATTGTTTTTCTTCACGACTTATCAAATACCCTCTCGCATTCGTTTCTAATCGTTCCAATCTAAAACAAACGTTATTGATATAAAATTTACCTTGATCTCTATTCCATAAATGGATTCTAGCGTGTTTTCTATTAATCTCGCGTCTGTTCAATAATTCTCTAGCAAAATGTTCCATAGCCACCTCGTATATTCGATTGAACATAATTCCATACCCTGTAAGGTATGGAAAAATAAAAAATAAAATGGCGCACCCTAAAGGATTCGAACCTTCAACCTGGTGATTAGAAATCACCTGCACTATCCTATTGTGCTAAGGGCGCATTATATTCTATTTTGATACACTCTCCACCATAAGTTTTTAACGTATCACTTATTTGTAGAATCAAAAAACAATTAGGCATCAAGTTTGAAAATTCATTGGAGAGTGTATTAAGATAGGATCTTCACTAACAATCCCTGCGGAAGATCACGTTAAAAACATCCCAAGGGGGAATCATTTAACTACAGGGTCGAAATTTGGTGACCTGCCTTCGAACCAAGCAGGAGTAGAGCTCAATATTATTAAGCTGCTACCACGAAAAGGTCATCATTTGCATTTATATTTACAAATTAAAATAATCGCTTTTCTTTGGTACGAACAATACCAGAAAATATCTTAATACAGAAAGGTACTTTCTGGTATAGTTAGTAGGTGGTCCCCCGGACAGGACTTGAACCTGCGACTAAGCGTTTATGAGACGCCTACTCTGAACCGACTGAGTTACCGGGAGAAAAAAGGACGTGTGCCAGAGAATTAAACCATTATATACACAAAAGGAGCAAAAAGTTTACCATAACGAGATAATAAACTAACGTTATATCACAGTGACAATGAAAAGAGTTGGCACACATCAAAATTGGGAACAATAAGTTCACAAAGACTCTATGAGTGTAAGTTAACCTTGAGTGCAAATTAACTTACATGATTATATTGATGACTAATAAATACTCACCAATAAAAATGTGGGCTATAGACCATATTTCAGATCTATAGCAAATTATTTAACTAATAAAAACAGATATCCCTTTTAATGGTTAAGCACTTACGTACTTATTGTTACCTACATGTAAAATTTGGATACTTACTTTCGTAGTACCTGTTTTAATCATGTCAAGTTTTTTAGCAGCACCTAAAGAAACATCTAATACACGTCCTTTAGCATAAGGGCCTCTGTCGTTTACCCTCACTACTACTTCTTTACCATTATTTAAGTTGGTTACCTTAATTTTACTCCCTAAAGGTAATGTGCGATGAGCTGCTGTGAGCGAATGCATATTGAAACGCTCACCGCTAGCTGTTTTCTTACCGTGATGGAAACCAGCGTAATAGCTCGCTTCCCCACGAGTCGAGTGTTGATTAACTTTGGTTTTAGCCATTACATTAGTTGTAAAAAGTAATGTAACGAGCAATGTTAGAAAAATTACTATTTTCTTCAAATTATTCCTCCACGCTTATACCCGACTACCTTTATTAAAAACAACAATAAAGGAAACAATATAAAGCAGAATAGTTAAGTATTTGAATATCGTTGTTAATTATTAACATTGTTTAAATTAGTTAAAAATGTTACTCCGTAAAGAGTAACATAAGTTATTACGATATTAATCCACAAACTTACCAATTACTCGCGTCAATGCGCGTGTAGCTGGATGTTTTAATGAGAGATCATCTCGGAGATCGTTGAGTGCAGCGATATCCTCATCAGATAAGTGAAGTGTGTGCATTCTTACCAATTCGATGCCTGCATCTTTCATTTTTTCAGGTGTATCTAGTTTGTAAAAATAGCAAAGCTTCACTAAGTTATATTTAGCTGGACGTGAAGTCGTTGTTTCATCAAGCCATCTATGGATATTGCTTTCACGCATGCGCATGGCATGCGCTTGTTTTTCGATATCTAAACCCGTTTCAGTAATTTTATCACTGACTAGTTTAGTGAACTTTTCTCTAAAACGATCTAAGTCTTGTACACGTAAAGTATAACGTGGGGTACAAGGATCTTCGATGCCATATACTTTAGTGATAAGTTCATATATATTGCCATAGCCTCTTAACATAGTTCCTCCTTGGCTTGCTTGCCTTCAGGTTGTACACTACTGAAATTGTAGCGTGTTAATACCGCGAGATGTTTCTTAAGCTCTTCTAAAATAGCATAAATACCTAACCATGTGAATTCCACATCGTTTTTAATATACCCTTCAAGTGCTGGTTTAAAATTACCATAATCACCAAAAGTACCGTGGTATGCTAAATTAGGGAAATGTTCTTCAAACTTCACTGTGTTCTCAAAGATAGAGATGATAGCTTGAATGAAATCATTTAATCCTGTACTATCTTTACGTGCATGTTTATCACGATAATCCCCTAAGTTCATTGCTAATAAACCTTTAATCAACGTGATACGTTCTTCAAACATTTGTGCGGTCGATACATCGATATAGATGATATCTTCAGGTGGTAGATTATTAATAAAATCTAACACACTGATGTTGCCACGACCTTTACCAGTTAAATAACCATTATATTCATTTAACATGTAAAAGCTCGCACCAATCAAATCAGTAGGGTTTAATTCTTTATTAATAAATAACGCACCGTATTTGATACGATACTTAACCTGTGGGTCTGCACTTAAATAAAATGGAACTTCTTTGTTTTTATTAAAGAGTGCTGATAACTCACTATAAAGATCAATAGTGGCTTTATCTAAGTGTTGATTTAAATAACTAACTGTCGCTAGATTCTTTTCAGTGATAAGACGTTTAGTCGTGTTAACTGAACGTAACACCTTTAATAAAGTATTTAATTTATTCATTTCACAATCTCCGTACTTTTGTGAATTAGTATTGAGCTAACACTTTTTCAATATTAGCATGACGGCGTGGATTCTTTTCCTCTTCTGCCATCTTTCTAAGAATTAAGCGTTGCTCTTCTTTTGGTAATAGAGACATGATCTCTAAAACGTATTTAAGACTATAGTTAGTCTCAACGTAAGCAAACCAAGCATCTTCGAAGTACGCGGTTTGTTGTTCAGTCAATTGAACAGGTTCTGAAGCTTTAGTTGCACAACCGGTTGATAAAACTGCTGCAGCTAATACAATTGATGATAATAATTTTTTCATTGTCAATTTCCTTTTAAGGGTTTTTGTTAATAGATCTATTTGAGTTAATATAACTCAAATAGATAATGTAGGTTTATAAAATTGAACAGACATAGTGCTAGGACTTAAGTCCTAGCACTGTCTTATTTCAAGTACGGAGTTTGTATGGTTGAGTAATAAAAGGATTATTACGTTGCACCAAAATGTCAAGAGGTAAGTTTAAGTTTAGTTCATATTAAGGAGTATGGGAAACTAATCTTCTACTTACATATACTTAGGTACTCCGAATATTTTTTTAACAAAAAAAATATAGCAGTTTTAGGCTGCTATATTTTTATTCCATTAGAATGAAATAATGTCTGATTCAGAACCAGTCATTAAATCGTAGACAGATACACCACGGATGAATTCTTTTAATTCACCTTCAGTGACTAAAGCATCTACGTAATAGAGTGTGGTGCCAATCATGTCTTCCGCTGCTTCTAATAAATCCAGTGATTCGGATTTATAGACTAAGTTAGCAGTAATAGCGCCAGAACCTATCGCTACCATTTCGTCCTTGGAGAATTTACGTAGAGATAAAGTTTTATCTTCTACATTTGTAGGAGCAATTACGTAGTTGTATTTTTCACCAACTACTGCAAATGCTGAAACGGCTACTGAATACGCACTAGCTCTTAACCATTCATCGATACTTACAGGCAATGAATCACTGTCGAAATTACTAGGTAACATTACCTGCAAAAGCTCTAACATTTTAGGTTCAAAATGTTTTAATGCATCTACCATGATACCATTTAAAAGGGTTAGTTGGCCTTTAAGATCCTTACCCTTTTCAAGCAATTCTAATGCTTGAATGGTAACACCGTTACCTGCTGCACCGACTGCGAATACTTTATCGCCTTCGATGCTAAAACCCATTTCAGAAACATCGAAAATCTTAGTCGTTGTTTCCGGTGGATTAGTATAAGACTCAATGACTAAATCTTTAATCATTGAATAATTTGGAACTTCAAGTACAGCTTGCTCTACTTGTTCCAACTGTTTTAATAATTCTTCTCCCTCGAAAGTTTGAAGAGAAGTGATTTTGTTATCTGCAGCGATTGTATTACCGCTAACTACTACTGTAGTCATATTGCCCTCCTTTGGGCTTAAATTGATTTATTAAAAATAGGGTGTAATTATACACCCTATTGTTTATTTATATGGAATGGATTAATTTAATTTTCCATCCCATAGGTTAGTGGTATAGCCGAACTCATCGACTTTACCTAACTCCTGTAGGGCATTGTACTTATTTAAATACACTACCGCTACAGGAGTATTATTTTGATTAAAGATTACTTTAACCATTTTAATTCTCCTATTGTTGGAGGTTAAAATTATATTACTTGTAGAGGGAGCAACCTCTACAAGTAATCCCTTAGTTTTACTTCGTTACGGAAGTGCATATATCCTAGACCTTAAATGGTCTAGGATATATGTCGATATTTTACCAGATAGAACCTTCAGAGCGTTCTACTCTGTGGTTCTTAATTTCTTCTTGTTTACGACGATATTCTTTATCTTGCTCAATCTGAGAGTTGATAAAGATTGCTTGGAAATCATCCTCCAAGAACGGAGGAAGATCGCATAAGCGTAATTCACCAACTTCTTTATTGTTGGTAGTTTCATTCATCGGAGGTAACTCCGATACATCTGGTAAATTAAATTTACCTTTTTCCATAATAGCCTCCTTAGGCTTGTTTAATAAAATTAACTAAAGAATCGAATGTCTCTTTAGTGGTTGATAACTGTTTGGTTAATTCTATCCAGTTGATTAGAGTAGTAGTATTGTTGTAATCAAATACTACTACCTTTTTACCTTCTATCTTATCACCCACTTTAGGATAGAGGTAAGTATTAGTTGGTTCAATTACATGTCCATCTAATACACCTCCATCTATCACTAAGTGATAAGCTTTACTTTTATCTACCAACAATGCTAAGCGATTGTGTTGGTAGATATTATTGCCATCTAATGTTAAACGGTATTCGTTTTGTTTGATAGCTTTTAACATGTTTAGAATTTCCATTTTAACATATTTCCTCCTTTGTTAGTTAATGGATATAAGAACATTACTGTCTTTTATTCAATTAGATGATATAAGTTTATAAAAATGATGCATTTGTGAAAAATAAATAATCGAACATATATCCTACCCATTAAGGGTAGGATATAGTTTTGTTCATTACCAGTACTTATACGCTGTATCAAAGAACTTGATAACCGCTCTACGTTCTTCACGCGTTACATTAAGATTGGTACTTGAAGTTAGCTCAAGGTACATTTCTTTAAACTCAGAAGGTCTTAATACCTCCCATTCTGCTCTAAAGTCGTACATCACTGTAAGAATATCAAACAGTATACGTAAACGCTCTGTCTCTGTATTGGTTTTCTTCTTAGCTAACTCATTTATCTCAGTGATAAGTTTATCTTTCGCTTGGATAAATGCAGTACGACGAATAAACACTTCCTCTTCCTTGATGATAAAAGGTAGACTTAAACCTAATTCTGTAGGGATAGCATTCACCTCTCCTCGTAGATCTACTTTTCCTTGACGTACACTTTCACATGTATCATGGTCACTGTAAGGCGTAAGATCTAATCGTCTTTTCTCTAATTGATATAATTCATACTTTCTTGCTAGACGTGTACGTCTGAAGAGGTATAGTATACTCGGGAGATACCAAAGCCAAGCTAACGTTACTACTATCACGCAAACTGCTGCTAATATTCCTTCCATATTGTACTCCTATTTTAAATCTGTTAATAATCTCGTAAAACAACTGTTCCACGTATAATAAAATTTATGGATACTGATATCACCACTTTCGATAAATCGCTCGATGATGTATAAGTCTCTATCGTTTATAAATGCTAATAGCTTATTGATATCACTGGGTAATGTCATCGCCTGTTTATCCGTGGTTAACAAAATACTACTTAAGAAAAAAGCCATTTTATAAACATAAACGCCTTTACGTTTATGACTTTTCATATACTTAAGACTGTATTCCTTTAAATCGTACCAGTGTAGATTTAATTGAGTGGCTTTACGATCTTTAAGGTATTGCTTTAAGAACTTGGTATTCACGATATAAACAGGTACCGTCACTCTGTTACTCAACTTCACCATGTCTATCTTACCTGAAGATAGATCAGGATATAACCCATCTAAATGCGTTTTTAACAACGTAAACCATGTAAGGTACATCTTACCTAAGGTCGTGTCTATTTCATGCGTTTTAAGCGCATCTACACGCTTATATCGATACACCCAACGATACCATCTTATTTTACATCGATACTTCAAGAAAATCAGTTTCTCTTTTAACTTAACGATTCTCTCCTTACGTGCTTTAAAATAAGTTTTCATGATTTCCTATCCTTTAAACCATTCCATGATATCATGTCAAGTTTATTCACATTTAACATCTTTAACAGGTTAGTGCAAAAAGTATCATTATTCCTTAACCCACTTCTAAACAAATACGTATCTTTTATTACACAATGTTCTAAACAGATTTTCACCTTAGATAATAAACGTAACACCATGGTTTCTCTACTATCCGGTATCACTAAGATATTCGGAAATAACTTATTGACTCCATGTCGTCTTATATAATCACTTACCCCATTTACATCTCTCATGGATAAACGATCTATCACTTCCAATGTATTTAACCAACTATCGTAACTTAATGAAGGATTTCTATTAAAATGGTTATTATACTCAATAAGCATTTCAGTAAAATCTTTAAATCCTACTACATGTATACACAAGGTATACTCAATATCAAATGCTTTTTTAAACGCTTCTAAAGCAGGATCTTCATACTGTACTCTAAAGGTAAAGTATAATCGTTTTACATCAGTAAACCTTACCTTCATATTCAAGTTAGGGATCATCATGATATCATCACCATTACTTCTAAAGTTCCAAACCTTATATCGTTCTACTTCTTCTTTGATATCGATACCTTTACGTTTACGACTATACCCAACTATGACATCAAACAGTATTACCGTAAAATAAATCGGTAATCCTAATGCTAATATACTTTCTATCGATAACCTTAACACTGTCGGTAATGTATCGATATTAAAATAATTTAAATACTCCACATCTTTGCTCCTTAAACATGGTTTATACTTTTAAGTAGATATCATTTTTAAGTTTATCATCTACTTTACAGACATATATCCTTATCTTTACCTTAAATATCGCCTTATTTATAAGGCGATATTTAAGGTAATCTGTAAAATAATATATCTATATACTAATGGTGTGAATATTATTATTATTATTATTAAGAGGGCTTCGCCCTCTCTATAGCCGCCCTACGCCAAAAGACTAGTAGTAACTATTCTTTTGTCTACCCCGGCACCCCACCCTAAAGTGTATGCTAGCTATACTTCGTATATCTAGGAGCTATCTTATATTACCCCTATCCTATCGCTGCCTACACTCAGTTACTCCTATCCTATCCCTCACTACCGTTCAGTCTAGTCTAGTCCTAACTTCGTTGTCAGCGGTTTCCTTTCCCCTTCCTTGGGAAAGGAAAAAGAAACATAGATTAAATAAATCATTCTAGTTAATATTTCAGAGTCAGACATGGCCCTCTTACAACAAGGATTCTATCAGGTTTCTCACGGA